TAAGCGGACATGTGTTAGATGGTCCTTATACCCAGATGTTTGAACGACATATAGCTCAACGTTGTATGCGTCAATATGCAGTAGCAGTTAACTCCGGGACACAAGCTCTTGTGTTTGCCCAAATGGCTACATCACGTAGCGAAAACTTTGAAAACATAATGATTCCGGGTATTAGTTTTATTGCTACACTTAACTCTGTACTAATGGCTGGCAATAAACCTGTATACTGTGATGTAGATCACAATGCCCTATTAGATATTGACAGTATCGATTATGCATTAGATGGCAATGTTGATACTGTTATGTACGTTAATATATTTGGTAATGTATTAGATTACGATCGATTACTAAACGTAACCAAGTTCTTTAATGAAGATGTTATGATTATTGAAGATGCGGCACAATCTTTTGGTGCTACATATAACGGTATCCCTAGTGGTAAACTAGGCGATGTTAGTGTGCTTAGTTTTGATCCTACAAAGAACTTACCCAATTACGGATCAGGCGGCATGATATTAACCGACAATTACGATATCTATCAAGCATGTTTATCGTTACGTGATAATGGTAAGATTGCAGGTCACGACTTTGCTGGAACCAACAGCAAGATGTCAGAATCTGATTGTGCTCAAATGTTAGTTAAGTTAAAATACTTTGATACATGGCAACGCCGTCGTGCAGAAATTGCCGATTACTATGCAGAACACTTAACTGATTGGGTAGATGTTATGTTGCCTAATCAAGATGTAGAACATGCCTGGCACAAATTTGTTATGCGTACAGGCAATCGTAGTCAAATGCAAGGTTACTTAGCTAGTAAAGGTATCGAAACTAAGATACATTACGAGCAACCTTTATTTGAACATCCAGTGGGGTGGGATTATATTGATTACGCACGAGATTTAATGCGTGGTAGTAGTGCTCACGCACAAGAAGCATTAAGCCTTCCGATCTATCCCGAAATGACCAACTACGAAGTAGAACATGTAGTTGACAGTATTACCGCTTACTTGAATTAAAACGTTGTTCCAACCAGGCCCATTCGAAACTCAGTTTTAACCGCTCGTAGTCTCCACCAACTTCATCATAGTAAGCAATAGCATCTAGTGCGCCACGCACACTCCACTCAGCAAATTCTGCATGTTTAAGATAATTCTCATCTGACCATACACGTAAACGATGTTCTGTTTCTACGGTAGGGTCAGTTGCCATAAAGTGTTTTAACTTAACTACTTCGCGGAACGCAGTACGCCATGTCATCCACTCACTTTGATTATAGTGTGCTATGCCACTTAGGATAGGAACTGATTCGTGTGGTTGACTTAGTGTAAAGTCAATGCCCGGGTTATTGTTTTCTAGCACTAGTCGCTTGTTATAACAAATTACTCCCTGATGCCCATACTCTAATCCATTTACAGGGTTACGACTGTTGAAGATATAATGTTTGGGCTCTTGGAAGTAATCTGGAGTCCAGTCGTACCAGGGGAATTGATTACCCAAAACTTCCAACTTGGCAAACACCGCAAAGAACCAGGGTGTTGAACTTTGACGTGCAGCTTCTTGATAAGCGGCTGTACGCCCATTAACACCACGTACCCATTTTGCCCAATGGTTACTTTGATAGCATAAATGATCGTACCAACGTTCTTCATCTGGTTCGCCGTTACTAATGTATACTATGTCTAGGCCACCAACTTTGCGGCTGCCAAAGTAGTCGTTTAGTATAGGTTTCTTGTCACTAATGAAGGGGTAATCGTAGATTTGCGTCTTCAAATCAGCCTTGATATCTCTTGGTACTACACAGGTAGCTCCGGCACGCGATAACCGCTGAACTACGCGGTCTTTCTTGGTCCATAAGCAGGGTGCAATTACTATCTGTATATCTTTTTGGTTTGTAAATGTCACATAGGGAGTTTCAAACTTGTAGTTTTTAATTTCGGTTACAAGATCGTCTGTGTCGTAATAATGCACAGGTGCATCAAATCGTTCCACCACTTGGTCATGACAATAATTGATAACATTAAACCAATCTAGTAGGTCTAATTCAATCATTTGTTTCTTAAATGATTCTACGTGTATATAGAATGTGTCTCCACGATCTTCCATACCGCTAGGGAATACATGAATCATTTCTTTTTGCCAAGGCTCAGGTTGCCATGTAAAATCAAATTGGGTGTAATCGCATACGCTGTTAACAATCCACACGTATTCCGTTTCCGCTGTTGTCATAATACGCTTAAACGTATCTAGATAATTGTCTACGAAACGTGTCATGACAATATCAGGGTGCTGAGTGCGTAAGTATTCATATTGGTGACGGCTAGTAGGATTACCGTGATCAACATAATAGATATTATGCAGGTTATCCGGCTTGCTTACAGTTTGATCTGTTACAAAGTTCAAGTTAGGAAATTGTTCTAAGGTAGTTGCCCACTTGGTATGTCTGTTAAATTCAAATTTGTTTATTAAGAATGTATCGGACCACTTCTGATGTTGGCTTGGAAATACATGAGTCATGTAGGTTTGCCAGGGTTCTGCATGCCATGCAAAATCAAAGTTGGTGTAGTTATATTCACTACTTACGATCCAGAACTTATTGGTCTTTGCACGGGTAACACAACGACTGATAGTATCCATTATGTTGTTGGCATAACGTACCTTGTGTATTTTAGGATACTTCTGTTTTAACAGTTCGAATCTGGTCTGTGCTGTAGCGTTATTCTTATCTATAAAGAAGATATCTAGCGCAGTAACCGCAGTCTTTTCTTTTTCTAATTTAGGAGGCTCGCTTTCAAACTTGGGCTCTGTTGCACCAGGGACTGTATACATGAGTCCGGTACTAATCTGATAGTCTGACCCAAAGTGATGTATGTAGGGTTCATCGTTAGGATGCGGACACCATGTAAAGTCTATATTAGTTTGATCAATTTCCTCGGGGACGGTCCATAGAGACATATCTGCTATTAGCCGAGCAGGATTTACATCCATGTACTTGCGTTCAGTTGCCCCGGGTACAGTATATTCTACTGTGGGCATTACTTCTGCAGGGTACCACTGGTTACCAAACACATATATGTAAGGTGTATCGCCCGGATCTGGTAGCCAACTATAATCAAACTCACAATCTACTAGTGTATGCCAGTGATTATCATGTTTCTCTAATAGCCTAGCAGGTATATCCATGAACTTGGTTTCTGTTGCACCTATCATGGGATATTCTACCGTGGGCATAACTTCGCCAGGATACCACTGGTTACCAAACACATAATTGTAAGGAGGGCTTCCGGGATCAGGCTCCCACGAGTAATCGAACTCACAGAGATAATGTGTCTTAAACTTACCAGGATGGTCCATGCGTGTTGCTTTAGGTTCATCTAGGTATTTGTATTGTGTGGCTCCAGCTACCCGATATTGTAGTGCAGGACGTTGTTCAGGAGTTAGCCATTGATTACCAAATACATAAATGTAAGGAGGCTCTGTAGGATCTGGTTTCCAACTATAATCAAATCCAGTGATATCGTCTAGGATTTCCCATCGTTCCATGTTGGGCTTAACAGTTACAACAAAGTCATGCACGAACTTAGATTCTGTAGCGCCAGGAATACAATACGTAGCAGTAGGATCTATTGTGCCAGGATGCCATTGGTTACCAAACACATAATTGTAAGGAGGATCTGCTGGGTCCGGGCACCAACGCCAATCAATGCTTGCGGGATCCACGGTGTTGGGAATATTCCAGTAGGTAGGGTCCGGCAGTCTATGCACACCTTGTTCACTATGGAAATGGAACTCGCCACTGTTGGTCTTTTGCGCTAGGTACACTTCTCCGTTGGGTTGATACTGATTGGGCCATACATGAATAAATTGACTTTGCCACGGAACAGGAACATAATCAAAATCAAATCCTGTGTAATCATTGAGTCCATAAATATACCAGTAGTATGTTGTTCTACTCTTACTGGCCGCATCCTCAAGGCTAGTCGCAGGTTGTTCAAAAGCAAACAAGCCCGGTTTTGGTCCACAATAAAAAACATCAAACATGTATAATATCCATAGTCATTACGAAAACATTTTCCTGCAATTAAAAAACATTGTAGCATATCGACGGCTAATTTACCTAACACCTTATGGTTCAACTCAACCAGAGAATGTAGAGCGCATATCCGACGATGTTCACCCATCGTTTGACCCATTTGATCCTGCTCAAACAGTATACAATAACCCAATGTTTATCTTCTACGACCAAGAACCAATTTATGGTGAATATAATCACGGCTTGTTTGATTATATCCAAAACAACTATGCCGGCCCATTTGTTCTTGTTACGACCGAAAAAAATAGTGTACCATTAGATAAACTTAAAGAAAAATACAAATGGGAAACTGCCTACTACTTCCATCATGCATTTGCTGCACACGATTGGTTCCGCGGGTATCGCTATTGTGCCGACTTGGTAGCGCCGGCAGACCGTAAATTAACCAAAAAATATATTTCGTTTAATCGGTTAACCAGTAGCACACGAGTATATCGTACTATACTGATTAACGAACTATGCAAACGAGATCTACTAGATCAAGGTTACGTTAGTTATAATGATGTATGTCCCGATGGTGGCACATATCAAGAAAACTTAGCACTGGCAGTTACCAACAAGTTAATTACGGCCGAACTTGCTACAGAAGCAGAAGCAAATATTGCAAATATATCATTGCCATTACGCATCGATTATCAAGACCAAGCATTTATTCCAAATCATAGTTTTGTATTAAGTGCAGTAAAAGAAACCCAAGAAAGTTTTTGCTACTTGGTAACTGAAACCTGCTACTGGGAAAGTAAACACCATCTAACAGAAAAAATATTTAAACCTATTATAAGTAAAATGCCTTTTGTATTAGTAGGGCCTGCACATAATTTAAAATACCTACGTGAGTATGGATTTAAAACATTTGATAAGTGGATCGACGAAAGTTATGACGATATAGAAGATCCCATTGAGCGCATGACTGCAATTGGTAATACTATGAATAAGATCTGTGCATATAGCTTAGAAGAATTGCAGGACATGTTAATTGATATGCAAGAAGTACTAGATCACAATTATAATAGATTTTATAGTAACGAATTCTTAGATGACTGTTGGAACGAACTAGTTACTAATCTTAAAAATGCTATGCCTGAATATCTTAGGTAGTTTTTCCAAATTTAATTTTATTCCATACACGCTCGTGGGCCCAGTACAAGAACATCTTGGTAAATACTTCCGTTCCGCCAATGGCCACAGCCAGTTTAACTTCGCCAGTAATTAACCAACTAAGCACAAAGGTATCAAACGTTCCAAGAGTACGCCAACTTATGGCTTTTACTATACTGCGTAAATTGCTATCACTAGGTGCTTGTGTTAAGTCTGCGGCAATTGCTCGAACCCATTTATCAGACCAATCAGTTACGTGGTAAGTAGCACTAGTAGGTTTAACAAATACCTTGTTGGTATCTTCAAATCGACCTGCTTCAATTGTGTCCATCCAGATTAAAATATCTGCTTTAAATATTTTTCTCAGTTCTTCTGTAGGGCACACAAAGTCACATATAGCAAAGTCTGCATTGGATTCATCTGCTAACTTACTCATACGCTCAACTTGTCGTGTTCTTCCTTCTACACTAAAGTCCCAGTCGTTAAATTGTTCACGTACTGTATCTGCATTAAACCACGCAACTGTGTGGTTAAGCATCAACTTCTTAACTAGTTCTTGACTCAGTGTAGTTTTACCAGAGCCCGGTAGTCCCATCACAAGTATTTTTTTTGTCATTTGAGGCCCATCGACTTTCTAATATCGGTTGCTGAGATTGCGTGGGTATCTTCGTCGAATACTTCGTTTTCAATTTTATAACCAACATTACGACCATAAGTGATATTTGTAATGTTAGGAACAAATAAAATGCAATACTGTCCGTCATATTTTTCCTTTAAGTTTGCGTGTATAAAGTTTTCTACTTCTTCTTTTTTAAAAGGATTACTGTCATTCCATCCTTCACAGTCTCGAATCATAATACACACTTGTCCAGTTTTAGCAACGGCACGATCAAATAGCGCACGATGGCCTGCATGCCATGGTTGCCACCTCCCGAGTAGCATAGTTGTTGGTGCCTTCCAATCAAAACTCATAATTTCTCCTTACAATTATCAAAATGATGTTTTTTCATACTCCCCGGGTATCTGCCTTCTGTTTTACAATGCGGGCATACTACGTTAGATTTTGATTTAATAGTATTTGCAGATTTTTCCCGAGATTCTTTAGTAATAATTTGCTTTGTACGGGCTTGTCGTATTTTTTCTTTGGTCTCTGCGCTTACGGTTTTCCCTGTGTGCGTTTCGGTTATTCTTTTTCTATGTGCAGGGTCTTTCCATAGGGCAACCGATGCGTCTCTCAATTTTTTGATATATTCTGGGTTTTGATTTCTTTTTTTAGCAGATTTGCTTAATTTAGTTCTTACTTCATCGTCTAAATTAAACATTATATTATTTCTCTGGTTATAAATATCCTCTGACGTAATATCTAACTTATCTAATAGAGAACTTTCGTATTCCTGGCATTCTTTCATAGTACCTTTATATAATATTTCTCTCTGCCAAATATATTCGGGGTTATTAAAATCTTCCCAAAATTTGTTCGACGCAGAGGAACATACATATCCATCGGTCTCTGTCCCTTTGTGAAATCCTACGTAAATCTTGTTTAATGTTTTATTTGTCCATTTATAAACGAATGAGTCCATATCTTTTCTCCTGCATAGATATTTATCATTCTGTGCCATTAACCTAACATTTATGCCATTAACCTAACATTTAGGAATGTACTCTTACTCCATAATGTTTTTCAAATGCTTCAGCATCTGCACGGGTGTTTACTAATGGCTCGCCTTTGATGTTTAAGCTAGTGTTAAGTAACATAGGACAGCCTGTTACCACATACCACTTTTCTAGTAGTTCGCGGATTCCCGAACCATCTTTTGGTACTGTCTGTATACGACTAGTCCCATCATAATGAACGATAGCAGGAAATAAGTCAGGATACCGACAAGTACCGATGACTTGCATATACCTAGTATTAACGAAGCTACGAGGCATATTAAAATAATCATTAACATGCTCCTCCAAAATAATTGGGGCGAAAGGTCTAAATTCTTGTCGTTTTTTAATTGCATTTACTCGATCCTTTATATCGGGTCCTCTTGGGTCGGCAAGGAGACTTCGGTTGCCGAGAGCTCTGGGTCCAAATTCTGCTCTTCCGGAAGCAACTCCAGTGATTTTATCGCTGAGTAAACTATCAAGGACGGCATTGACAGGGTACGGTCCGCTAATGTCTGTACCAAGAAATGCGTCTTTAAACTCAACTCGTCCGCCGTAAGCAAGCGCGGCTGCACCAAGGCTACTACCAGCATCGCCAGGATTAGGCATGATCCAAATTTTTTCAAAATACTCACCGAGGTTTCTATTAGCTAAACAGTTAAGGGCAACACCGCCCATGTAACACAAGTTCGTGCTCCAGTTAAAATCCTTTGCACGACGCATTACATTATATATCAAATTCTCACATAAATCCTGTGCAGAACTGGCAACGTCTTTGTCGTCAAAATGTCTGCCCCACTCGTAATTGGATCCGGTATGTAAGTTTTCTCTGAATATCACTTCATTCTCATCGGCCACTAACCGCATCTTCATCCAGGCGCTTGCTACCCGACTACCATATGCGCTCATGCCCATTAAGATGTATTCATCTTCGTTGGGCTTTAGTCCTGCTTCTTGTGTCATTGCACTATAAAATAGCCCAATGCTATGCGGATATTTTTGCTTCCACAACACTTTATATGTTGCACGACCATCAACATACTCTGCACCAATAATACTGATAGTGTCCCATTCACCTATAGCATCAATAACAACCACTGTAGCACGATCAAATGGGCTTGTTTGGAATCCTGCGGCCGCGTGACTTAAATGATGATTGCAAGTAATAACAGGAACCTTGTGTGTTAGCATTGAGTGTAGTTGATCCTGCACAATCCGACGAGCACTTAGTTTATTCCATTCAAAGCCTTGCCCGCTGTATAATTGTCGTAGTTGTTTCTTCCAGGGAGTTTCGTAGTAGGCAATCGATTCAATATCGTTATAACTACAGTAGCCGCGGATATCTACAATAAGTCCTGTGTCAATGTTGGGATCGTTCTTGATTCTGCTGTAGCGTTCTGAATGCCCAGCAAATAAGATTTCACCTTGATTGTTTAATACTGTAGCGGCAGCATCATGGAAGCCAGCCGAGATTCCTAATATGTTCATTGATTTTTTCTGCTATTCGTTCGTGTCCTAATTCTAGAGGATGACCGCCTGGACCTTTGGGACAATCGCCCTGAAACTCTAACATGCCATTAATTGGCCAACCTACATAATTTTCAACTTTATATTTGTCCCACAAGAACAAAAAATCATCTTTGTATAATTCAAAGTGACCTTGCAATCCTGCAACATTTACAAATAAATACGGTTGATTGATACTAATTAGATATTGTTGTAATACTAATACCTGCGTAAACCATGTGCGAAAACTAAACTTTTCATCATAGCTGTACTTGTAATATGCTGGTACCCACGGTATACCGCGACGGCCATTGTGATTAATACAAATAGGCATACCGTTAGTCCACGTTTCAATTCTGCTAGTATCGCTCCACCCAATGATAACTAAATCAAACTTTTGTTTAGCAGTTTCTTCGATTACTGTGCGAACTATATATTGATTACTACCAGCACCTTTACCTAAGTTTAATACTTCATTGCTTAATAATCGAGACAATACATACGGCCATGCATCCAAAGTTCTGTTAGTCAGTTCTTCACCATATGTAAAACTATCGCCTACTGTTAAGATCATTTGTAGATAAAAGGATCTCTTTTACGCAACTCTTTTAATTTCTTGCGATAGCTTATTTCTAACTTAATTCTGTTGTATATGCTTTTTAACCAATTCATTGAATTTCTCCTGCATCAATTTGGATGCGTCTATATGTGCTTGTTCTAAGGGGTGATCTTGCGGACCTACATCGTATTTATTCTCTACTGCCCACTGGTAAAAACCTCTTGGATCCATAGTTTCGTGCGGCATAATACCAGCCGGAAACATAAACCAATGTTCAAAATCTGAATTAGTTACTTTGTCTAATAGTGTTGGGTACGCACAGTTATCTGCACAAGTAAACATAAACGGTATGCCATGCTTCTGCAGATAAAACTGTAACCCAAAGATTTCGTCTATGGCATCAATCTTGTTATCACGACTAGGCCAAGTCCAGCATACAATAACAAATAACTCTCCTAGTAACAAAGGGTAATGTTCTCTCACGTTATCACAATAACCCTTAACCGATTCAACAATACCCTTATTACTCATCCCGGGATATGCAACACATACGTATTCGTTATCTTCAGCTAACAAGGCAGTAAAGGTATTGCGACTGTAGCTTGTTTGTCTGCCGTCGGGTGAATCTGTTAATTCACTACCGAATATAAAGCTATCCCCGGCGCCTACTATAATCATCTGTTTTTGTAAATTATTTTAACTTGTTGATCTGTGTAATTTTTGTCTGACCAGTTATAGTTATACGTTGCTTTACTATCGCTAGTTTCAATGCTGTACACGTTTAAGTGATTGCCCAGCAATGCCCATATATCTCGGTAGTCGGCAGAATTAAAGCTACGTGCTAAGTCTACTTGCCCAACCTGCGGATGACCAATGGTTAATGTTTTATCATCGGGATCAAATTTATTTGCAATTAACCATTCTTTAAATTCTGTTAGTTTTGTTTGTTGCCAATGGTATTCACCGGGATTGTTTGCCCATTCTATATCAAAGTCTCCAGCAGCTTCTGTCTGCCCACGTAAGGTAGTGGTTGTAAGTTCACCTATGCGACTATCTCTACCTTCGTCTTGGAATACTTCATAATGATGTTTTCCTACCGCTTTGTTTACCCCAACAAACACACCGCCTAATGGTCTATTGATTGTATCTATACCAAATAGTTCGTAATCTTCTTCGTCGAGCACAAAACGTGGTGCGTGTAACCAACACATTAGTTGACTAGGCCTGCGCCATTCGGGTGCGTGTACTGCCTTACGCATACTAAGCACAAGACTTTCGTATTCGTGGCATAATAAGTTTAGTTGACGTATATGCCAACGTATAGTGTTATCTGCTTTATCGTAAAAAGGAGACATACTTCCACTAACACCTTGTAGATCTTCAAAATATCTATGTAACCGGTTTAACTTGTCATGTACTAGTGTTCCGCCCAAGGATTCCTCAGTGATCTCCCCAGGAACAATAGTATTGTCCACACTAAAGTAATCATCGATTTGATAGCCAAGCCCAGCTAGATTAATAGCAGATATACTATGGTTTACTTGATTCATTATATACCCTGCGTTGCGAGTACTTTCAGTAAATCCTAAAAAGCAATAATTCTTTTCTAGATGATAGTTATTTTTAATTAGTTCGTTTAGTGCAGTAAGCCATTTACGACTTAGACTGTTGTTGTGGACGTTGATATATACAGGTAGTAAATCGCCCGAGCGATCATCCTTTAATATCATTGTTATTTGATCAATTAATTGAGTCATACCATTCAAGTGCTTCGGGTCTTTCAGACATTATATCTCTAAAAGTATACACATCTTTTCGAATTTTTTCAAGTTCTAATACACGGGCTTTGCCCTTTTTGAGTCCTGCTTGGTATTCGTTGGGCCAGTGTTCGGCAAAAGTGGGTCTTGTTTTAAGTTGAACAAGTATGTCGTGTAGAGCACCTTTATCAATGGTGTGCAAGATTTCGTCTACCCAAGGATGTAATACGTCCCTAGGTAGTGCCAGCGGTGACATAATGATGTCCGGACTAAACGAGAACACCACTTTTGCTAAAACATCTACTCCGAGTTCTTGCGCGAGTTCTTGTATCTTTTGTACTTCAAAGAGTCCTGGTGTAGTAAGAGTGAAGTCCAAACGGACCTGGCGGCGGTGAGTGCTGTATGCAAGTCCTTCGCGGATGTTCTCAAGCCATGAAGTAAAATCAAGACCTGATCTAATATACTCTCCAATTCTGCCTGTACCATCGATGCTTGCACAGATTTGCCAGTCACGTAGCCCAGATAAAATATCCCTATACAGATTGATACCGCGATAATTGATGTGACTAAGATTTGTGTTATATCTAGCATAAACATTTTTTCCATCTCCAAGTTCTATAATCCGTTTCATGTAGCGCCAGTGTTGCTCGTACATTAGCGGCTCACCTCCCACCCAATACACCTCTTCCACTCGGTGTTCCTCAACAGCAGTAGCAAACTCTTGCTCTACCTGGGTGTCTTGAAACTTTTCAATTTCTACCTTGACTTCAGGACGCATCCAATTATTTTTTGGATTTGTTAAGTCGATCATCCCGTGTTGCTTCTGCTCACTCTCCCAAGCACTTGACAACATGTCACCGCACATGCGGCATTTAAAATTACAAAGATTGCTAAATCTGTAATCCCACGATACTGGTTTCATTGTCGTGTAGCCTGTCACATCAGTATGTTCCATAGCTTGTAAGTACTTATGACCAAACAGTTGGTTAAAATAACTACGGTAAACGTCTGTGTTTAATAGCTTGTCATTACATACTTCGCACTCGGGTAAGGTTTCCCCGGCCATCATACGCTGACGTACCGATTTCATGTGGTCGCTGTTCCAATGTTCATCCAGAGTAATTGGTATATATCGGCCAGTGCCTGCCTTTGTATCTATGTACTGTTCAAAGTTTTGTGCTGGTTCGCGACTTGCACAACACATACGACGTTCAGTCTGAGGACTTAGGTAAGTGTGTACCCACGGTGCCATGCATAGTGTTTCTGGTTTATTCATTAATGCGTTCTATTAGATTAGTATAGTATTCGGCTATCATAGTATGAGTTGCCAATTCTGTAATGTGGTAAAAAGGCCTAAATGTCTTTGTAACTGGATAGTCCCACAAGTTAATGTCGGCTATAAAATTTTGATACTGTTCAAAGTATTGAGCGCCAGCATTAGCAAATGATTTATGCTCAAATCCACCTTGATCAAATTTAAATGGAATATTGCTGTTGATTAATTTTTGTAAAGTATTTTCAATAATACACTTACTTTGGTATATAGATACTTCCAAGTCAAAAAACTCTGACACATAGTTGCGTAATAATTTCCGTTGTGGCATACTAAACTGTGTAGTATCATCTATAGAATGAATAGAGTATGATACTATTGTATTATTAAATCGTACCTCTTGTCTAGTACAACTTGTACCTAAACAGATAATGTAATCCGGGTCGTTTGCAATCGCTTGATCGACCTGCATAGAAATTAATAAGTTACTCGAACACACCCTGGCCAAATTAGTAATGTTAAACTGGTTAGATAACATGTCAACCCAGCAAGGACCGTATTCTGGATCGCTTACTGCAAAACTATCACCACATATATAGACAGACTTAGACATGTAGATACTGCTCAATTGAATTAAAGATTTGATCTTTGGTGTACAAATACGGAGTCAATAGCGTAATGTTTTCTACCCGACTGTATGTTAAATTTAAGCTGGGGAAAAATTTATCAACAATTTCTCTATTGGCAATTGGTTCCGATACTAAATTTTGTTCTCGTGTGCCGGAGTTGATCATGTTACTAATATCAAATTCTATGTTGGTTAAATCGTACCATTGTAGCGTATAATCTAGATTTATTTTATCGGTGTACACGTTATGCTTGAGATCATACAACGGGTTCTTTTTAAGGTCCTTGTGTATCAATGAACTTAATCTTGGTATATACGAATTAAAATTGGATTTAACAAATTCCTCTAACCATAGTCTATTTTTACCGTAAGGTAAATTGGGACGCAAGATACTATCTACTGTACCGATCAATATTACTGTGCCAATTTCTGTAGCTTTTAGTGCAGTAGCGAGATTCTGAATATTAACAAGATCAGCATTGGCATCAGCATTGGCCACTAGCCTGTTGCCTGTTGGGGCTGCTATATACACTTTATCAAATTTATAATCGGAAATCTGATTAATATTACTTGAATTAAACTCATGTGTATACGGAATTGTCTCTTTGAGATATCCGCCAATTAATCCATGTGTGCCAATGATTGCATTCATAGGGTATTTATAAACTCCAAAATAGGATCTAATATTTCTTTTTGTATTATGCCTGAGATAAATGTTTCACTATATAAATGATTAAAATTGTGCTCAATTATCTCTGCAGATAGACTATCCCCAAATAATGAAACGCTATTGCCCGAATCTGCGTATTCTCTATATAACTTATATAACTCTGCTACTACTTCTGTTACCGCAGTTATTCTTGATGTACCGTGATATGTTGAGCTGTAATAATACGATTTGTCGATAAATTTCTTTTCTATTGTAACATCACTCGGGATAGTGTCATACGATTCATTTATTTTGTGACTAAATGTTGCAAATCCTAATTTTTTAAATCTATCCAGTATTCCGGTGTGCCCTAGTATAATCATTGGATGTTTGTATGCAAAAGGTTTAATACTTTTTTCACTTATAAACTCGTCGTCTTCCATGGTTGTTTCTGCTACTAAACTAAATTGTGTAGTAGAATACCAAGATTGATTTACGTAGGTTTGCCATTCGCCACTGGCATTATTGTATGCAATATCGTCGGGAATAAACACATTGCGAGATGCATAGCTTATCAATGAAGATGCATGATACTGTTTTATATTATCATATAATTGTGTTCTATGATCTCTTTCGGCATTCATAAGACATAACATAAACTTGGTCGGCTTTGTTGGAATAGGTATTATAGTATTGTTATCTCTTAATAGACTTTGATTGGCAATTATCCAATTTGGGGATTTTAAATTTAACACATTGTTGGTGGTTACTGGCGTACCAGAATGATCCCACAGATAATCATGAACTAGTTTGTATCCGTCATCAACTAAATCTTGATACCAATTTGATTCTTTCCACCACGCCCATAATACATAATCAACTTTGTTGTAGGTAGCAGTTACGTCATATGGTTCTATATTAAAATAGTCAAGCAAGTACGGATGCCACTTTTTGTTACAAACAAGAGATTGTAATCCAGTTACTGGATGATACAGAATTGTTTTTTTATTCATATCCCATAGCTCGAGCTATTTCAGGATGTGTATCTGTAAAACATTGTTTGCGATGGGCATCTGTACGTTGCATTTTAAATAAGAACTCACTGCCGTCGCTACCTGTACCATTTTCAATAAACTTAATTACATTGTTTATTTCTTGTTGATACTTGGCAGACGACCAGAAGGTTGTTTTCAGTTTGTTTAATACCAACTCCTGCGCGGTAGGAGTCATTTTTTGTATGCTCATATGATCTGGGCTGTGCATCATATTGAAGTAAATACTACCAAACGGTTTGGTATCTGCCCAAGCAAGTAGTTCATCTAGGTAATAAACGTTCTGTATGTTAATAGTAAAGCATAACTGTGTAGTAATGTTTGGAGTATCTATACGGCGAGCTAGATGCACATCGTCAATAATTTTATTTGCTAGATCCCATTTAGCGCCATAACGTTCGTACTCGAATCTTTTGCCCACGTTGTCGATACTAAATGCAATATCTACTCGTCCAAATTGATTCCATATCTGTGTGTTATCACTTAGCTCTTGTGTAGCATTAGTGTTGTAATGAATATCAATATGTTTACTATGTCCCATGGCTGCTGCATATTTTAATAAATCAAAATGTTCTTGTATCATCCATGGCTCACCGCCGGTGAATTCAAAGTACTTGATGTTGGGCAACAGGTCTCGCATGTTATCCCAGAACGTTTCGGTCTTGCGCGGCCATGCTCCCGACTTTAACCAAGTATAAGCAATATGTTCTTTCTTATTGAAGTCCTTGGGCATATATGCAAGTTCTTCTGCGGCCCAGGTACTACTAGACCATGACCCACATATACGACATGCAAGATTACAAATATTACCTAGCTTTAAATCAACAAACCATAGTTGATCTGGGTCGTCGTTTTGCCAGTCAACTTGCTTGTATAGTTCTTTGAGTCTGACTTGACTGTGTATACGTTTACTATCACGGCCTGCATCTTCTTCTTCCCAACAACGACTACATGTTGCTGGTTTTTCACCTCGCCGGAATTGACGGCGAAGGTCTTGCATATACTCACTATGGTATGCAACTTCTAAGTTTGTTTCTTTGAGATCGTACTTTTTTCCGTTCTCATCTGTGATTTCATCGTGCGCCATACAACAAGGGCGTGTTGTTCCCATCGGGCTTGTTTCAATACTAACCCAGGGTAGCATACAGATTGTTTTTGGTAGTGTCATTCTTTAATTCCGCATTGTTCGTTACAGGCAAATATTTTGCCTTCCGGCACACTTAGTTGCCATGTTGTTTCTATCTTATTAAACCATTTAATAGCATCTTCGATGCTGTATTCTAAAGCATTATTGTTTGATATCAATGGTTGTAATTGTGCATTACTAGATCTTCTAGTACTGTTAAGCGGATAAAATCCCAACCAGCAACAGGGATATACTTCTCCGTTAGCACTTACATAAATTTCTTTATTCTTTATTGAGTAACAATCTATACGTCTATTACTTTTTTCATTACGGACTGCACCGCCGGGGTCTGTGAGATATGTGTGACTATCATCCCATAATTCATCAAAGTCTGTTTTACCTTGATAGTTACCAACTATATGACTTAACCTTTTGTCTGAAGTAAACACAGGGAACGAGTTTCTTCCGTTATCCACTAACCAAAAGTTTTCAAATCCTAGTTGCTTACTCAACTCACGGCACTCTTCAACTTGATGTTGATTATGATCAAATACTATCATTGCCCAGGTTGCACGGCCGCCTGCTGTGATAAACTTAGTTGCGTTATCTATTATAAACTGCCAATCGGTATTTTGTCTATACAAATGATGTGTGTCAACAAGTCCATCAATTCTAAAATCAATTTTAACTTGAGATAGTTGCCCTAGCTTGGCCCATATATTAGGTTTTGCGCTGCCATTGGTGCTGATTTCTATTTCAATATCAGGATTAGCATCAATAAAATATTCAACAATGGCTAACCCATCACTTGCAGTAACAAAGTCACCGTGATTGCCATTTATCAATAGTTTGTTTAACTGACGAATAAAGGCCACAGAGAAAATCTTCTTTACCTGTTCTAACTTCATATCACATAAAGGATACGTGCCTTCTATTACATCAACTCCACGAAAATTACGAGGACAATCTGGACAGGCAGCATTACATCGTGTGCTTATTTCTAAATGCACTTGCTGTATATCTTTATACTCAATCATTGCAATTCTTTAAACTCTGGAAATAAGTCCCAGAAACTTTCTTTTCGTAATTCATCTAATACACGTGTTTCTTCTACAAAACGTGGCCAGTGTTCCGTAGCATGATTGTCTTTCATTAGACTTAACAAACTCTGATACCCAGTGGTTGCTCTACGTAACGTATCCTGTGGATCTAGCCAGGCAATATGTTCTTCATATGCAGGATAGATTACACGCTCTTTGAACTCCTGGGGAAATATATCACAACGATACCACTCGGGACTTTGGCAAATATTGATATTCCAATCCTTTGCTTGAATCAATCCCAACTTTGTCCATTCTTTGTGAAAGTCTAATACATGCATTATGTTCATGGAGCTAACTGTGGAGCTAACATAAAAGTCCACGTGCGGGACTTCCTTCATCATGCGTTCGCGGTTCTCTATTGTTTGCTTCCAGTCTGCACCCTTGCGTATTAATTCTGCTTGTGGGCCCATGCCATCTAAACTAGCACCAACACTTACGTTTTTAAAGTGTTTCCAGTATTCAAATACGTGTTTATCTTTATAGCGCATTTCGCTAAAGTTTGTATTGTACTGTAAACGAATATCTGTTTTACCTGCGTCAATTAGCTTCTCTAGCAAGTAATAATGCTCTTTCATAATCAGCGGCTCGCCACCAGCAAAGTACACTTGCTCTAGGTGGGGGATATGTTCTTCCATTTGTTCAAGCATGCCATCTTCTGTTCCTGTAGCATATTCCACTCGTGCCATGTCGCGACCAAGAACATCGGGTACACGCTTGTATAACTTAACATGATCGTTGTACCAGTTACTGCTGAAAATAGGACCGCAGGAACGGCAGCGGAAATTGCAGAGATTGCTAAAACGCACATCCCAATAACGAATCTTGAATTCTTCATGTGTGCCATCATCTTTGGTGTCCTTTATCTCTTTGATCATATGCCCGTAGTTACGGTTAGCATCGTTACGCATACTAAACGCACCGTGCTTCTCTTGCTCGTAGCACTTGGTACATTCAACACAAGGTTTATCCTGTAGCATATTGCTACGCATAGTCTTGTACTTGTCTTGATTCCATACTTCCTTCATTGTATTCTTACGCAGGTCTCCGACAGGGTGCCAGTAGTCTGCTAAACAGCAAGGATACACCCGACCATCCGGAAAGGCATGCATGTGCATCCATGGTAACATACAGAATGTGTCACTGTGTGTTAGTTTACGATATTCGTCTTCTGTTAATTCACTGCGTTCAATGAAATACGGAGCACGTGCATTATAGTCGTACCCTTTATCGTAAAATCCTGCTACTGTATTGTCTGTCATATTGAATTGTACCAATTGGCTAATATAGGAAATGTGTCTGCAAAGTTCTTACCGCGACGCTGATCATATTGTATGTAAAATTGTTTAAAGTCTTGCTGTAGTACTGATTGTTCTGCTGCGCCCATGTGCGGTGTTTTAACCACATCAAGATAATCAATCAAGCGTTGCAATTGATTGCGTTCAAACTCGTGAAGCATAGGATCATTGCAATTGGTATCGAGCCAATCTTGCAAACGAATTTTAAAGTGTGTACGAATATTATCTGGAAGAACTAATGGACTTTGAAAACTTGGAAAGCGTAATATATTTAGCGAAAATGTAGGGAAGTCTTTTCCATATTCGCGTTTCCAGTTCATCATGCATTCCAGGAAACTATCCAATGAATCTAAACACAATGCATTAATTGTACACATCACATGAAACCCACGCAATTTACCCGACGTCATTAATTTCTCAGCATTGTTTGCCCAATCATCAAATACTAGGCCATCACGTATATATTCTGCTTGCAGATTCATTGCTTCGTTACTGGTGTAAAGATCAAATACTACTCCATCAATGCTTGCTAGTAACCGATCAACATCAACATCTGTGCCTAAGTTACTGTTAAATGCCAAGCGTGTATTACTCTTACCCTTGTTGGTCTTAAACCAATCTAATAGCTTCCATGTATCACCGGACATGAGCGGTTCGCCGCCAGTGACACGTAGTTCTTTTAATGTTTTGTGCAGGTCGGTTTCCCACCATTTGTGGAACGCTTCAACATACGGATTAACTTCTCCAAAGCGGTATAACTGACTGCTATCATGTATGTGAGTAAAGTGATTACGACCGTCGCTAGTAAGATTAGTATAAGGACCATTCTGCTTGATATCTTTAACCCAAGTACTACTAAACGCCGGATTACAGTAAGAGCAAGCAAACTGGCAGGTGCGGTCAAAGGCAATTTCAAGTGTTTGCAAATCCACGTCTGCATTGCTATCCAAGTTGAACGCATCATCTAAATCCTTGTCTTCGTATATAACTGTTTTGTAAACACGATCACTAATGTTATCGCGGCCAATGTCTTCTATCTTCCAGCAGTACTCGCAACCTGCAGGGCGTTCGCCTTTTTGCATCATTGCACGTTCAGATTTCTTCTTAGCTGTGTTATGTAATGCTTTAGGATTTGCTTGAACATCTGCTATACTAACTTGGTGCGGTAAGGGATGATGACAACTAGTAGTCTGCCCTGATCCCAGCCATATAGTAGCGTTGTACCATTTGGCGCCACAGAAGCTTTCTGACTTGATGTCAATTACTCTGCGCTTGTATTCAAAATCTGTTTCGTTATTAATTCTGGGCATGGTATTTACATTCGTTCCAAAACTCTTTCATTTCAGGAAAGGTTTCTAAAAAATTAGTCTTGCGACGTTTATCGTGTTCATTAAAGAAACGATAAAAATCTGCTCTTTGTAGTTTAACATAGTTTGGGTCTAAATTACGACCTTCTCGCATCCAGTCTATGTCACGACGCATACGTTGTACTTCGTAATCTTTAAATCCTTGGAATGGTTTATCTGCGGTTTCTAAATTGAGTTCCATCCAGTCTGCTACACGCTCTAGTACACCTACATATACTTCAGGTAGTATCTGTATACTTTGCCATGTAGGTGTGCGTAGTAAGGGAGTATCGAACCAGACACGCTGATATGTTGTACTGTGTGTTCTACGTAGACTTAGTATATAATCTAGCTGACGTTGTATTCCTAATACACTTAAATTATTCATTGTAATAATAAATGTCAAACTATTGCGATATGGAATTTCTGTTAAGAAACGTTCTACGTTGTCGACCACACGATTTGCATTCATCCCGTGCCTGATATATTCGGCATGTGCAGGAATTCCGGAATCCAAACTAACAAACTGCATGAAGTGTTCAATTTGGGTATTACAAAGTTGCTTAACGTAACCTAAGTACTTCTCCATTAATGCTGGCTCCACACTAAAGTTACTGGTTACGTTTAAGTGTAGTTCGGGATTGGGTAATGCTAATACATAGTCAAATACTTTGTATGTATTCTTATCCATTAGCGGTTCACCACCGGTCATACGGAAATGTTTTAGTTTTGGGTACAGCTCGGGCCACCACTGCCAAAATGCATCAACATAGGGATTGGTGTCGCGACTAGGTATAGGACGGTTACGACCAGTAAAGTGACTGCTATCGTTATGAATAGTGCTTGTAGGATATCCTCCCCACTTATCAACTTCTGCTTGCCAAGTTGAACTAAACTGCGGGCTACAGTAACTACAAGACAAATTGCAAGCGTGGTTAAAATTAACTTCCACATAACTAGGAATAACGTCATTTTCTTCTCCGGTACTGTTTATGATTGCATCGTAATCACTTGCTGCCCAGGGCTCACCGGATCTATAATGACGATCACTTAATTGGCCGTGTGCTTCTATATTCCAACAATAACTACACTCACTAGGTTTTTCTTGTTTGAGCATGATAACACGTTGTTGTTTCTTATGCTCAGTATTATGTAATGCGCCAGGATTGTCTTTAAGTGCGTCTGCATCAATTTGATGTAGTGGCGGATGGTAACAGGAGTTATTAAGTCCTGTTGGTAAGTGCAGGCTTACTTGCTTCCATTTGGCTAAACAGAGTGCAGGACCTAAGTTGTCCTTCATAAACTCTGCCGATGCCATAAAATCTGATTTACTCACGTGCCATTGGTCCTAAGTTTTTAAATACTGCTTTGTAATGATGCTTAAAGAATTTGCTTTCTTCTGCGTCCATGTCTACAATAGGCAATCCCAAGCGTGTGCGTAGCGTACTGCCTATACGTCTACATGCATCTTGATCATCATCTTTAAATACTTCCCACAACTTAGCAAGCGTGTCAAAGTCTTGTACTTGACGATGATCCCATCCTTCTAACATCATCATGTATGTGCCAAGACGTGCTCCGTATATAGCCCAGAAACCATTGTCTGCATCTGCTCCTACTGTTTGCCAAACACACAAATGATCATAGTTGCGACCATGAACTCGCTTTTCAAATTCTGCTGCAGATATTTTTGCTCCACGGTCTAATGCCATCTTTACACCCTCACGGAAGCCGGCTCGCCATGCTTGGAAAGGAGTAGCGTTAGGGAATGTAGTTGAGTAGCAATCATTCATTGCCCAGTAGTTAGGATAAAAACAAAACTCTACATCGTTCTCTGCTGTGCCATCCGTTGCTTCATGTGTACGCATATTGTAGATAAAGTCTTTAGTCCAGCAACTCATTCCCCCGTTACCGTATAAAAGGCCGTTAACGATATTACGAGCTTTCCACCGAAATACACAATCTCGGTTATTATCATCTAATGTGAGTTGGAGATTGAAGAAAGCAGGATCTGGAATATTGTCGCCGTCAATAAGTACAAAGCGATCACTGTCACTCGCATCAGCGGCTGCTTTATGTGCAGCATCTGAACCCTTAACGCCGTCCACTCGTTTTGCCCAAGGGACCATATTTTGTATATGTATCCAGTTTTGTTCTTTATTAGGTTCATCATAGGTCAAGTAAATGCAGTCTAAGTCTGCTACATCAATTATTTCTGTGGGCATAGTATTCTATTGTTGTGTGTGTATCTTCGGGTTCCAGCAATAATCCTGCGTGGTTTTTAACTACGCAATAACCATTATTAGACTTTTGTAATTTTACACGATAACCAGCATCATGGTCAATCTTTTTAAGTTTTCCAGCAACTATTTTGTAATCAAAATACCGATCGTATTCCTGCTGAGTAACTATAACATACGGATCCGTGGTCAACGTATCCATGGTCATTGACCCCATAGTTATTTCGCCAAATTGATTATAGTATAACCGATATTCAATAGTTGGTTGCACTGGTAATTTGATTAGTGCGTGTAATTCAGCTAGGTATTCTGGATTCATAGTATTTGATTAGTTCGTGAGTAGCGTAGGTCTTTTCGTGATAATGTACAGGGTTGAGTTGATTTATATTGTTAATTCGAATAACATCGCCGTCGTGTTCAGCCATAACAGTTTCTATCCAACTACGTGCATCACTCCATTTATTAAATCCAGATTTCATATGCACAAAGTTAATAAAGTCCATGCTAGGCATAGTTACTAATTCTTCTCCTAGTATCCGTGCGGCTATAGCATATACAACATCTGTGCTTGGTTCATCTTCACATGTCTTTAACTCTTTAGATATGTCCGCCCAGTAATGAAAAATAAGCCCGGCTAGATTGAAAAAGGCCGCAGCTTCTTGACTGTATCTAAAATACATCAGGCCATTATACACATCAGGCAGTTGATTGGCATCAAATACTTCTCTATATTTTCGCACATCACTTTTTAACGAACGATAATTTAGTGCGCCTGTACTTAAACAAACATTACGTAATCTAAATGCCGTCCACCAATGGTCAATTGACCTAGTAAACAGCAAGTCTGCTTCCAACTTGATAGTTTCTTTAAACGGAGTTTTGCGAAAAACATCAGGTTCCTTGCTCCAGGCATATATAGATCCATCTGCGTGTTCACTACTTACATTATCTAATTCAATAATGTAATCAAATACTCGACGCTGTCGATCAGTTACCGAGTTCAATGTTTCTGTATCAACCAAGACCGCATACTTGTTGTGCTTCTGTGTTGCCTTAACATTTAGGCATTGCAAGTATGCAAGTTCTAAGTAATCGGTATCTGTGTTGTTGATAGCAAAGGTTACAAAACCTTGTTGTTCTTTATGCTGGCTCACAGATGGCCTCCACTACTTGTTCAAAGTCTCTACTCTGTAGGTATTCTTTATCCATCACGTGTATGTTTTGGTATGGTACCATGGTAGCTTCGCCGTCGTGATAGACTTGTATAAAATTGTCTGTGAGCATTATGCGGTTAATAGTTTTTTCTATGGTAAACATTGTCCAAGGAATTCCTTGCTGTTCGTTTAACGTGTAGCCACTGATAATACAATTAGCAATAGCAAAAGCATAATCATTTCTGTAATTTCTTTCGCGAACATTGTATAAGGCACGATAGTACGAATAGTTTCTTTGTATGCGGCCGATAAGGTTGAAAAATAATCTTGCACGTTCTGTCTTTCTAAAAAGTACTACAGTTGCCCATACAAATGGCAAACTTGTTTCGCCCATTGATTCTGGACTAGGTCCTGCAGGTGTTTGATTATGATGCATTAGCCGATAATCAAAGTCTGTTTTAAATAATGTAAGAAGGCTATCATCTAATACAAGGTAGTCTGTGTCAATAAGAATAGTGTTATCGTACGGGCTCAGGTCATATGCTAGGTATCTGCCAAAGTTTCGCCACTGTTTTGTTGTATCACTACCTATAAAATTATTTCCATCATTATTGTTGATGCGTACGATATTATCGTATACAAACTTAGGGTCACTATCGTTGTCAGTGACCAACGTAATAGGTAAGTTCAGAGAGTGTGCAATTAAACGACTAGTCTGATCAGCTATAGCAACGTAGTCTATGTGTGTGTTAAATGCAAATACTACAACACCCTTAGACTCGGCGGATTTTTTTGAGTTCTTCATGTTGTTGATGCCACGTGTTCATTACTTTTTGATAGTGTTGTTGGGCTATTACTAGAAATACATGACGATCAATTTGTATAGGATTGCCATATGTATCTTCTAAATACATATCATCAATGGGCCAACCCTGCATAAATGCCAACAGCTCGGGAGTAATCTTAAACAAGCCTCCCTTGTGTGCTATGTGCAAGTCCGTTTGGATCTTCTCACGCAGGATACGTTTATTAATCTGGTAATCAGTTGCTAATTTAATTTCAGCTGTAAGTTTTTCGAGTTCGCTCATAATAGAATAAAAGGTGTAGATAGCAATTATACTATACTACACCCTTAAGGTCAACTCAAAATGGATTAAGCGACTGTTGGAGTTCCCCAACTTGATGTTAAGTTGGTTGATTCTGGATATACAATGTCAATACGCATACTTGGAGTTACGTTTAACGTGTCTCCAGAACTGCCATATAAACCGGATGTTGTACTAGTGTGTGCTGAATAGTAAGACAATGCAAATGAGATTACACTACCTGCGTCGCCGTGTCCGGCCAAGTTAACACCGTTTGAAAATACGTTTAATGCAACGTAGTCGCCTGTGTAAGTTGCACTAGTTGTAGTTATCTTACAAATCTGTGTAGAAGTTGTAGTTAAGTTATAATAACCAAATGCTGTGGTATTAGTAGTTACTGTACCACCAGTACCAGTGCGTCCACCGTTTGTAGTTGCGTTGAATGCTGACACGCCGCCAAAGTATGTAAGAATTGTGTTTACTGCGTCAGTACTACGAGCAGTACTATCACCGTTGACTACACCGGTGATAACTAAATTTAATTTGCCGCCTGCATTAAAGAAGTAACGTGCAGCATCTCCTGATGCAAATGTTACTGTGCGTGTTGCAAATGTTGTTGGGCCGTATGTGGTATTGTTAGTGGCTGTAATTGCTGTACCAGCAATAACTGAACCAGTTGTGGTTGCACCGTTGGTTGCTGCACTTAAAGCGTTGGTATAATAAGTACCAAGGTTTGTACTAAGCGCACTTAAATAGGTAACAGTTGCGCCAGTGGTTGGGATAGTTAATCCAGATCCACTACCACTTTGGTGAGTACTAACACTATTCATAGTGTTGATCAATGATGCCCATTGTGTAGCAGTAATTAATCCTGCAGAAGCAGCAGCTTGAGTAACCGCGGTTTGTCCGTATCCGTATTGTCCGTTTCCGATTCCCCATACTGCGTTGATACTACCAGAACCAGTTACTGGGTTTGCTCCAACAAAGCCATTGTAGTCTGTTGCGGCAATTAGCCCGCCTGATGAATACGCCATTTTTCTTTATTCCTATGAATTAATTTTAACTATTGCTTCAATTATACCCTCAGATGCTTCAGTCTTGTCAACTAATGCACGTCCAATCACATTGAATGGGGTTAATTCTGATACTAGTGCTGATCGGGCTAACCCATTACCAGCACTCACTAAACGATCACCTTTGTTAATAAGACCAACTACTCTAACAGGAACTCGCCCGCTCATAGCAATCGGTGGATGTGTTGCATCTTCACCTGCACCAGAGTTCATTAAGTATGCAGCATTAGTACTTATCACTCCAAACACTTTATCACTTAATTCAGCTACCACTTTGGTGATTTCGTTGGCTCCGCCCATTTCAACAACGGTACCAGGAGCATATTCTGCATCGGCATGGAAGCGTTCTGCTAAGTCGGCGTATTGAGCGTGGATAGCAGTACCATAAATGTTATTAAACCAAGCAGACGCACTACCGATATTTACTGCTACGTTTGATACCGGAAGAATACTTGTAGTTGCGGTTACAGTAGTAAACACACCTGTACTTGGAGTAGCGTTGCCAATTGGGGTACTATTGATAGAACTAAAACTAGCACTACCCCCAACTGTGGCAATCGCAACACCGTTTAATGTTGCACTACCATTGATAGTAACCGATGTTAAGCCAGATAAAGTTGTAATGTTTGGTTGACTTGCTGTTAATATTGTACCAGTGTATCCCGAACTAGCGTTGATACCCTGAGTTTGAATTGTTGTAGATGTAACTGATGTTGCAATTACGTTACCGTTTAAATTGCCAGTAAATGTTGCAGTTCCGCTTGGGGAATTAATTGTAGTGGCTGTAATAGATCCTGCAGAAATGGCACCAGATGCAGTAATACCAACAACGTTAATATTTCCAACTGTATCTCTTTGAACCAATGTGCTTGGTGTTGCAGCTATTGCTTGTGTACTTAATCCCCATGCTGGAGATGCAGTAGTACTGAAATTTAGGCCGGCACCAATTGAATTGAATCCTGGTACTGTTGTACTAAAAATATCCTTGGATAAAATAGCATAAATTGTGCCATTGATTGTAAACTGAATAACAATGTGTGATGCAGATGATGTATCATTCATCAACGCAGGTACAGCACCAGTATTACCTGTAGCCGATGTAGCAGCAGGTCCAACTACAATCCATGCTGTTCCAGAGTATACTTTTAACTGTTGATTTGCTGTATCAAACCATAAATCGCCGCCTAGTGCGCTTAGATCACCGGGGGCTGTATTACCCGATGTTGCACCAGTACTAATCTTCCATGTTGCGCCGGACCAAACACGTAGAATATTATTAGTAGTGTCCCACCATAATTGTCCTTTTAAAGGATTTGCTGGACTTGCCCCGTTGGCAAAATTTTCCAACAGATACACAAAGTTTTCGTTTAAAAATTGACCATAACCGGCATAATCGCGGCCGATTAGAGTTAAACTTGAGTGCGTAGTATCAACTGTACCGTCGGACAATCCGCCCGGAACTAGTGATGTACCATTGGTTAAATTAATTGTATAAGACATGCTCTATCCTTGTATGCTTGTTATATTTATGCATTGTTTAGAACATCTTCTGTATGAAACATAGGGCATAGAATGGAGGACGATTTTCAAATGATGCTCCGCTACCTGTAGGGCTTGTTGTCCCAGCTAGGGTAACACCGTGTGTATGATCGCCCACAGAACTGATGGTAGTTGCTGTTGCTACTGTAATACCTGTAGAAGCTTCTGTAGTATACCACATTTGAGCTCCGCCAGCATGTTGCGATACTGCATCATACGGGAATCCGCCAGCACTTGCGCCAGCCCACCCTGCGTACCCTGCGGCAAATATCAGCTGATCATCACCAGGGAAAATATGTGCATGGGTTGGGTCTGATACCGACGAGCTCGATACTGCTGTATGACTATGTCCGCCACCTGTTGCAGAAGTTCCTGTTAGACTAACTGCGTGAGTATGCGAGGGTAAATTGTTTATAGTTAATGTTGATAACCCTACGCCGCCAGTTGCGCCGTTGGCTAGTAGGCCGCCGGCGCCAACAATAAATCTATCACGTAAATCTGGAGTATTATTTGTACCATCACAAAGTTGGAAACCTGTTGGAATTGGGTTAACTGAACTATTCCACATCCAAATAACACCAGCCGGCACAGAACTTTGTACAAATGCCGTAGTAGCAATAGCGGTACTATTATCGCTGTAGGTTTTAGTAGTTGCTGTAGAACCCACTACATTAACATTAGACAATGTGGTATTTGAAACTGCTGTTCCGCTAATGTTACCACCTGTGACAGTAATAACTCCTGTGGTAATGTTAGTAAATGTTCCACTAGTTGCACTAATGCTAGTAGCACCGGTAATGTTACCACCGGTAATTTGAGCATTGCCGGTAGAGAAATTAGCAACAACTTCTGTACCAACTGTAGATTTTGTCACTGTTAAATTAGTTGCACCAAGATTTACAATGCTACTGATATTGCCACCAGTGATTAACGCATTGGCCGTTGACAAGTTTACCACGTTTGAGTAGTTAACAGTTTGAACATTTGATGTTAAGTTAGTAACAGCTCCAGTTGACGCCGATAATGTTGTTAAATTTTGTGCGGACCCGCCACTGATTACAACAGCATTGGCGTTTTGAGTTGACATTGTTCCTAGTGAACTAGTTGCAAGAGTAATAGCAGTTTGAACAAATGCTGTACTAGCAACCTGTGAAGTATTTGTACCAGGAGCAGCAGTAGTTGCAGTTGGTGCACCGTTAAGTACTGAATTATATGATGTAACAGCACCAGTAAAGATTGCAGTTGTTCCTGTGATTGCACCAGTTGTTAAGGTGCCTGTATTCAAGGAGGCCAATCCGCTAATACTTCCGCCAGTGACTAAAATATTACTCGAAGTAAGATTATTAATAATACCAATTGTGGAATATACGTTACCAAAATGTGTACCTGTCAGTGTAGTTGCGGTAACAGTTGTGCCTACAACATTACCGGTTACGTTACCAACAACGTTTCCAGTTAAATTTCCAGCCAACGTACTAGCAACAACCGTGGTACCTATTAAATTACCAGTAACATTACCGGTCAAGTTACCAAGAACATTGGTGTTAATAACAGGATTAGTAATTGTGTTATTAATAGTAATACCAGAATTAATTGTAGTAAATCCAGGAATTGCCGGTGTTGGCATAAATGCAGGATCTGCACTGATGGTGGCAAAAACTGTATTACCGTATTGTAATTGTAAAATGTTATGTGTGGTACCCACTAATACTGCATCAGCAACTACTGTTGGTATTGCACCACTTACTCCTTGAGCTTTTGTATAAACTGGGCCAATTAGATTCCAATTGGTTCCGTCATATAGTGAGAATTGATTAGTCGATGTGTTAAACCAGGTGTTGCCAGCGTTAACGTTTGATGGCTGTGTACCAGATATAATAATACCATTAACGGGTAAATATCCCTGATTAGTAAATACGTTTAATGTTTGGTTACTTTTGTTAAACCATAACTGCCCTTGTAAATTTGTTCCACTAGGTGCTGTATTAGATGCAAAATTTTCTAGTAGGTATACTAAATTTTCATTGAGTTTTTGTCCATATCCTACAAAATTAGGACCGGGTAATTGCAAGCTAGATGATACAGTATCTAATCCGCCATCATTGATAGTGGTTAATGTTGTTCCATCGCTTTTTGTTATTGTATATGCCATTTTTATATCTCTTTATAGTATACTTATCAAAAACGGATTATTATTAGGTAACCCAATTTGGGTCATTATTTGGACCCCAGTAGATTTTTACGTATCCGTTGGCGCCGTTGCCGCCTATTGCAGAAATAGTATCTCCTGCACCGCCGCCACCTGCGCCTGCGCCTGTTGCATTATTTCCATCAGTCATAGAAGGTGTTCCGCCTGCACCAAACGGTGTGGCACCGCCTTCTCCGCCATTTTGTCCCGAGCCCGGGTGACCTGGATTATTAACTCCTGACATATAATCTCCTATTATTACTTACTTATCACTAAATAACCATTGCTTTTAACAGTCATACTTAAAAATATTATTCCAAAATTCCTTTAATTTTGGGTACGAAGTTAGTGCTTTTTGATCGTATAAATTCGCTCCCTCAATAGCGCATAAAATGCGGGTTGTTTCGTCGTTGAATCCTGTACTTGCACCTGTAGTTAAATAATTTTCTAATACCAATGGTCTATCTAAACGTGAAAATATTGCAGCAAGTTCAGTGGCACGTGCGCCAACTATATCAATTACTTGTTTACGATCATCCAATGTGAGTGTTTGATCAGTGAATGCAGTTGTTCCAAAAATACTATGGACTGCGCCAGCACAGCATGTAATTTCATCTTGCCCAGCTAATTTTAATAAGTCATATACTGATAACAAGTGAACAAAAAGTGTACGACCTGAATGTGCTTTGGTATCTGTACCAAGTGATTGTAAAAATTGTTGTATTTTATCTCTCGTTGGGTCGCTATCAGCAGGAGCAAATTTAAACATCAACGTAGTTCGTAGCACTTTACATACTCTAGATACACCCCGAGCTGTGTGCCAAGACATCCCGGGAAAACTTATAGCACGATTGTATGCCGGCAAACTTGCATTAGCAATATCCTGCCCATTGTATATCATTGTTTCTCCGCCCCATTCTCTGCGCCATTGTTTATTTAGATACACCACAATGGTTTGATCTTGGGGTCTACGAGAATCTGTATGCGGATATCCTTCAACACCGTAGGTATGTGCATTTGAATAACAACGTAACAATACTGTATTTGGGAAATAGTTTTGCTGTATGTGGCGCCAGCATTCCAATGCTACCCCATCAAGTTCTGCAGATATGTCTATGCCATTCATTATACCGCCTGTTTTGGCTAGATCGCAATTCCAGTGATATTGGTCAAATTTAGGATTAGACTTCCACCCGTAACGATGTCCAATACTGTCTATCTGATCTGCTACTCCTTCAATTAACTGTGCAGGTAAGAAATTTTCAAATGTTTGTATAGTCATTAAATAAAATCATTCTGCATATTCCAATATGCTGTATCTACTGGGGTATTGCTTGGTACAAAGTTTTCATCAATAGTATGAAATACTGGCTTATACATTGTCACTTGGCTAAGACTACCAAACTTTGATTTTCTATCTCGGTAGTTAGCATCGTTAGTAACAGAATAGATAAAGTCCTTGCATACATATTTGTAGGATTTCCATGTGTCTTTGATTAAGCTGTTAGTATTATTTAACGTCCACAACTGAAACTCGTCTGTTTGGAAAAACGAAAAATAATTATCATTTGGTTTAATTGCGCTGACGTTTTCAGCCTTGGCAAATGACAACATACGCATATAAACATTTTGCCACTTGTATTGAAAATTAATCCACCAAAAATAGTGGAATACTGTATCTATACCAACAGGGGCGCGGCTAGTTGCCTTGTTAAATACTTCAATGAATTTATCGCAGGTCTTTGCAGATATAGATCCATTATTAAAACAATCGTATATGATTGCATCAGTGCGAGGTGTATGTAATATTCCTTCTCCAAATCTGAGAGTCAAACTTTGTATTAGGTCTGATCCAAATAGCTGATCGTTACCTTCCCCATTGATAGTAATATAATCAGGATGCCCCAGGTAGTACGAAAATACATTGCTTGAAACTCGTTCAAATTTACCAACTATGAATTTTTTGTATAGTATAGGATTTTCTTTAATACTGGATTCTGACAATCCCACTACAATATTATTTTTAATTTCGTCTGGGGTGCATGCCAATAGAAAACTGCAAATAATTGCAGATGAATCAATTCCCCCACTGTACATAATAAACAGTTTTCTATTTGTATTAATAGCATGATTCATTAACTGCTTGGCACGAAACAAACATATTTCGTCGTACTCTAAGGTTTGTTTAACAAATGCTGGCGGTTTGCAAACATCAAGTATATTGGTTTGTATAGGTAATTGAGTTGTTTGATATCTGTCTGTTAAACTTAAATTGGCTGCAAAAAATTTATGTATATCTTTGTAATTAGCAAATCCCGGAAGATCTCTATACTGTTTGTTGGTAGTATCTGTTACTAAGTCTATACTGTAATACCAATTTAACTTAGGATATTGCATACAAACGACTCCGGTTTAAGAAATCTGCTACAATAGCTGGTATTTGAGTAATGTTATCACATTCAATTATCTGTTTACTATAACGCAATCTCATCGATTCTATCGTTGACATTTTTGTATAGAATAAGTTATGCTGGAAGGATATTTCTTTTGCCGATTCTACTAGAGACAAGTTTTCAAGTTGAGCATAATCCGTCACAAACGGATAGTTAAGCTCATCTAATTCTGTTGCGCCTGTTGATAATACTCGTTGTGCTTCTTGGTGTTTCATTGCATAAACTTCGTATTGTAATATAGTACTAGAATATTGTCGTCTACGATGATTTGCTATAGTGTTTAGTAGATACTCAAGTGCGAACCCTTTTTCTGTTATCAAAGCGTAGTATTCCAAATCGTCGTCGTTTAGTACTGTAGTTGAACTACTGATAGAGGATTGCCCATAGGGATCGTTAACTTGGGAACAGTACGGAGCCAGATTATTAAAATCTGCAGGTAATGAATAGTTATTTAAAAACAGGAATAGTCCAGTATTTAGGATACTGTCATTAATTTTTTTAACACTGGATATATTACGCGAAACAGAAACAATACGATAGGTTGAAATATCAAAAACAGCATGGTAATCAAATTTTGATATATTTTGCTGTTTTTTGTATTTTCGGGGCAATTCTAAAAAATTGGTTAGTGTAGACATATAATTTCCAGGGTTTGTTATTATTTACGTAACAAGTTGCCCGGGAAATTATTTTAATCGCCGCCTGCGCCGCCTCCGCCGCCTCCGCCATCGCCGCCATCGCCTGAACCATCGCCCGAGCCGTCTCCGTTCCCGTCGCCTTCTCCACCATCGCTGCTACCAGGACCAGTTCCGTCGCCTGAACCACTATCTGCTGGTGGTGGTGGTTCAGGAATTGGTGCAGGAGGGGGTGTAGGTGCAGGAGGAACCACTACAGGAGGAACCACCGGTGGTGGAACATATGGGGGTGGGGGTGGTGGTGGCGGTGGATACACAAATGGCGGTAGTGGGGGTGGGGGTGGAACATATGGTGGAGGGGGTGGTGGTGGAGGTATATAAACACCGTGATTTCCATTACCGCCGGGGCCGCCCGAGAAAATACGCGAACCATTTTGCCCAACTACGTATGTCTGACTGCCGGGTTGTCCGTTGCCAGCAATATGCCCACCAAGACCACCTGTACCAACTACTATTGTTATTGTTTCACCGGGCACTACAGTCATTGTATTATTTTGACTAAAGAATCCGCTTGCTCCTCCTGCTCCCGAGCCGCCTGTGTTGCCACCGTTATCATTTATGTCTTTATAGCTAGTAATTATCTGATCTGGTATATCAAGAAAATCGCCTTGATACGGTCCAGCATTAAACGGTAAGTTACCAGCTGGACCTTGCGTAGCATTTATGTAATCATTGCCACTACCTTCGGCTATTGCTGCGGCACTAAACAAAGGAGCAATGGCCGATAAGCTATTGCCATGAATAATATATTGTTGAATCCAATAAATCAAGCCACCAGATTCAGGTTTTCTATTTAATCCATATACACCCGAAATTAATCCAGATGTAGTATATAATGAAGCTACTTCATTTACTACGGCTAAACTTAACCCTGAATTGTTTGCAAAATTGGAATACTGAACCGGAATTACTGTAGTACCATCAACAACCGTTTGTCCTGAATTGCTATTTGCTGGTCCAGTGCTGCCGCCGCCACCACCGCCACCGCCAGTGGCGTCTAAAGTAATGCTATAGATTCCGCCAGGGACTGTAAATGTATATGTGCCGGGTTCAGTAAATTCTTGTGTTCCGCTCGCAGGGAAAAATAATTTCCAATCGCCATCAACTTTTGTGTAACCGTATCTAACGTTAGCCCATGTTGAATTTTGTTTAACTTTGGGTTGTAATACTTCAACCCATGTTCCGTCGGGTTGGTTAACAAAAATGCCGCGTGGTTCAATTGCCATTGCTTATCCTACTTGGAACCAGAAGTCACCAGGATTACCACCACTTGGGGGTAAGGTGGAAACTGTATAATTAAACGCAGAGCTAGATATAGCATTGGCCACAAACGCTGTAGTTGCAAGTTTTGTAGTTGCATCTCCAAATGCTGGTGTTGGCGCAGTTGGGGTTCCTGTAAGTGCAGGACTTGCAATATTTGCTTTTGTAGCAGTTGCGGTAACAATAGCATTGGCACGAGCTGTTGTTTCTGTTGCTAGTCCAAGTTGAAGACTAGCGATGTTTGCATAGATAATACCAAAGTTGGTATTTACATTGGAAGTTAATGCAGTTACATTGGCATTAATAAGTCCGGCTGTAGTGTTAAGTGCGGCATTAACTACTGCTACACTAGTATCTGTATAATTTTTAGTGCTGATCTGTGCAGGTTGTTGTGGGTCAGCAAATACACTAATTAATCCAGAACTACCATCCACATGCATTGCATTAACATTTCCAAGCGTGGAATTCACGTATGCATCAATGTTTCCTTTGTATGCATGGTTATGAAATACTAAATTATTGTTGCTAGTAAAATGTACATTAGCATATCCCATGACTACGTTGCCGCCCAGGAATACGTCTTTAAATGGTTGTGTCGTAGATCCAATACTGTATGCATTAGCTGATCCAGGAACTAATGCAGATCCAGAATCCGTTGGGCTTAATGTTACTTGTCCATTAATTGTAGTATCACCTGTCAAGGTGGTTGTTCCACCAACAGATAGATTATCGCTTATAACAACATTATTGGCCACATTGATACCGTCAGCAATAACAGCAAATCCATTGTACTGACTGGCCAGGGTAAACGAATCGTGACTAGTAATAGCAATTAGATTGCCGTTTGTGTAGTCGCTTACTACTGTGTGAGTTCCACCATGATTATCAAGCAAGGTTTCAACGATAGCGCCAGACTTGCCTTCACTTGCTGTGTAGGCAGGGCCTACCAATTGCCATGCACTACCTGTCCATGTGCTTAGTTGATAGTTAACTGAGTCCCACCATTGGTCGCCGCTCTTAAGAGTGTATGTAGCCGATGTTGGAGCTGTATTAGCAACATAACGTTCACTAACCGAATCCCAGTTTAATCCATCATATACACGTAATCTTTTTCCAACGGAATCGTACCATAATGTTCCAATCAATGGCGTTAATGCCAATTGGCTCTGCGTAGGCGGAACATTGTCTGCAAAGTTTTCTAGTAGCTTTACAAAGTTTTCGTTTTGTGAGTCACCGTAGCTGCTATAGTTACGGCCGATTAATGTTAGACCGGTTGTGGTATTAGTGGTTCCGTCTTGAATTGTTGCAAAAACGTTACCACTGGTTAAGTTGATAATATAACTCATTGTCTATTATCCTTGTGAGCTTAAATTAGTTAATGTTTGAACTCGCACGGTATAGTCAATTTGAATTAATCTGTTTAGGGATTTTTGTACTGGCATGAATACAACATGAGTTAATAGTAACCCAGTTGAAGTTAAACCGCTTGTGCCATCTACACTACGACCACGTAGACCCAATTCGTCAAACACAAATTCACCGTTTAAATTTTGACTGTTGTCAAAGTTTGCTTGGCCGTTTGGTTCGCCGTAATCTAATAAACAACTAACCAAGATGTCTGTATAAACTGTGCCAGGAATATGCGTAACAGTCATTTTATTATTAACTGGATCTGGGTTAGCAATAGCTGTATCATCAACAATCTTACTATAAGTAGGATTATATAAGTTGGCATTTTGACCCACAGTATTAGTAGGCAAGTAAGTAATAATCCCAGTAGGGTCAACACTTGTACCGCCATTGCCAAAGTCCATTTCATAGATAAAGTTTTGTCCTTTATCTGCAATGGCACTAGCCAAAGCAACACTAAAGTTTTCGTAGTGGATAGCATTAGGTTTGTCAATGAAGACTTCCTTTGATACTGGGTCAAAAATCTTAATATGACCACGTACATAGATTCCAGACTGTTCATCTGGGCGTTTTTGTTTATTTTCCACTGCGTTTTCCTCTAATTTTGTTTGGTTGTTATCAGTATTTATCATGGTGTAGTTCCTGGGGTTGCAACAAATCCTAAACTAGCTAGTAAGAAGGTAGCTTGTGCGGTTGTGCTTGCATCTAATCCAAATCCGTTTGCAGGAACGCCGGTTCCTGGTGTGTACCAACAGTTACCAACAGATATTGCTGTATTTACTAGAACTGTTATTGCACCGCTGGTAGTTATTAATCCTGGGGTTGCTATGTTTGCAGGATTGCCTAACATATACACACCTTTAATGTAGCTGGTTGTTTGTACCCCGTTAACGAATGCCGATGCAGACGTGTTATCAAATAATTCTTCGTCAAATCCAATTCCGTCGTCGTAGAATACAGGTCCATTGACTGCGCCACTTAGAATAATAACCGGAATTACATTAGCAGTTGTAACAGTTTCCAGTACACGCATAGTAGCAGTCACTACATTTGAAGTCATATCTCTTTGTGTAATAATATCACCACAGTTGGCACTCAGTGGCAAGTTTAAAGTTAATCCGTAACTCACTGCGGTAGATGCAGATGTTGAATAAACGACATTTCCTGTTGTAGAAGATGAAATAATCGTTGAGTTTGGAATTAATTGTTGTACACTTGAATCAACAACACGACTCGTTGCTAATTGGATAGCAGGCGAATATGTTGCATCAACCCCGCGTCGAATTTGTGCCAGTGTGTTTATACTTACTTGTTGCACATTTGCTGCAATGTTAGCAAACAACAAACCGTATACATTACCAATTGTAATATAGGTATTTCCACTGTAGCTAATTAACGTATTAGTAGCAATGACAGCATTTGCAGTCCATGGAGTTTGTGTTTCAAGTGCGTAGTTTCTCCAGTATGTAATCTTCTCACCGTTGATAAACACTACACCTGGAGTATTTTGAGCAATACTTGGCAACGGTAATATACTAGCATTAACCACAGAGATTGTACTGTCTGTTAAGTGTAGGTTGCTGGACAATGTTGTTACATTGGCTTTTGCAATTCTATATGATTGTACGTTACCTGTCATATTGTTGAATAGTCTATAATCTAAGCCAGATGTATCATATACAGTTAAATTTAAACTATCAAACATACGGCCCGGAACTAATTCTTCAGGTGCATGGCTGTTAAAAGTGTTTACATATGATCCGCCATCAATGTTAATATCATAAGGATTGACTCCTAATGTATTTCCATAGAAACTTTGGATAACAGAATCGTATATGTTACTAGTAAATGTGTTGCCGTCGACAATCACACCCGGATACTCTAATCCAGACTGTGTTGTTGCCAAATTGATATACCCGTTGTAGGCAACAATACGATCGTTTGCATTGTTAAATGCACCAGCATTAATTGTGGATACATTAGCAACCGGGAAATCAACGTTTGCATCAATCGTGTAAGCATTAGCTAGAACATATAGTATATCATTGTTAACAATAATAGTATTGGCAGTTAATGTTTGTCCTATGTTTGCTGTTGTAATATTACTCCAGAATACAAAGGTATTGGCCGCAGTATAGTTAACACGGTCAAACTTCACCGTGGTTGCAATACTTCTGATCACATTATGTCCAGAATTATTATTATCAAACACATTACGCAATACCGGATATGCAGTTGCACCGGTGCCTGTGCCATTGATTAAAATAGTCGGAGTGGTTGTGTACCCTTTACCAGAATCTGTAATTACAATGCTACCAATGCCGCCTGTGCCATTGAGTGTAGCGTAAGCAGTGGCATTAACCGTTGCGCCGCCACCGGTAATTATTATCTGAGGCGCAAATAAGAAGCCTTCGCCCGGTGTTTCTACAATCACATTAACGACATCGTATGTGTAGTTTTGATACCACTGACTATATACGCTATTAGTTGTACTTAATAAGTTTGCATCACCGGCTTGTTCTCCATTTGGACTACGATATACATTTAAGTTTGCATCCCAGTATGGTGGCAAGTCAAAGTCGGTTGTGTCTCCGGAGAATTGATCATTGCCTTGATAATCCACAACAAATTCACGGATTGTTGTTCTGTATGGTTTAACTTCGTTGATATAATCTAAGTAGTATTGTTGGTTATCTGCTACATACGCAGGTACCTGTTCTAACTGGCGTAGGTATTGAGTTGCACTTAAGAAACTAGTTTTAAATACCCAATCAAGATTCTTTTGTTCTGACAATGCATACTTAACCATAGTAAAAAACAATTGGTTATAGTCTAGTGCTAAATCATCAACAAAAATGTCATGTTCTATTGCTGTTAGTATTTCTCTTAGCTCAAGTGCCGGAGGAATTGTTGCAGTTTCAATTTGAATAGTGCCATTCTGAATTCCTACCAGAGATGATGTTAAATTACTATCAACATAGTAAACAACAAATTGATTGTTACTGGCATTCAGTACTTTAACGTAAGTATTTGCTGTTGGTGTTAGTTTACCGTATTCGAGTAAATTGGCCACCGCGATGTCAGGTGTTACTGTATAATCATATCCAGTCTGGTACCAATCTTGGAATGTCCAATATAAATTAGTCTTAAAACTCTGTACTGTAACCAATGACCATGTTCCTACTGTTACAGAATTGGTTGTAGTCTTTGTAGCTAATTCGTAAATTGCCCACTTGCCCAAATTATTAATATCGCTGTTGACTAAAATTTTATAACCAATTGTTAGCAGGCCTGCATCTACATACGCTAATTCGGCATAGGTATCAACTACTCGGCTATAACTGCCAGAACTTGGATTTGGAATGGCTTGCTCACTGTTTAACCCAGTCATTAACTTGCGTTCAACTACTGGATATGTTGCGAGAATCCCATTTACAAATGTTAGATAATTACTCAGTGCCAGCGACTGGTTAATAAACATACTTTCACGAGGACGAATACCAATGCCGTATGCTTGTGCTGGGGTTAACGCTGGATCGGGTACTGCGTTACCAGCGGCGTCTTGTCCAACTATACTGTCAACGATTTTACTCTTTATAACAGCAGGAATTTGACTGTGCGGATTACCTTCTTGTACCAATTGGTACTCACTGTGTACTACACCAGATTGAACGTTACGTGCGCCAATGTGTAGAACACTATTTTGTCCAGTTAATGCAGAATTAACATTATATAATGCAATGGTATCGTCGCGCAATACTGTTGCGTACGGTATGCCCTGTGCTTGTGGATTTATAATTGCAGCAGTAATGTTGTATACGCTATTTGATTTTCCGGCTGCTGTATTGATTGATGTCTTACCTGCTACCCAGAAATAGTACCCAACTTGTACTGCACCTGTATCGTCAACAAATGCCATGGCACTAAATGCGCTATCATCTGCGGCCAACGGAACGCCGTTGCCAACAGTGGCCACATACTCACTAGGCGGAACAGGACTTTGTACCCATTCATAAACTGCAATCTGACTGCCCGGGAATGTTGTGCCCCATTGGTTTAATCTATAAATCAATTGATCTTGTTCGTAGTTAATATATCTAACTGCATCAACGTCCCACCAAATTTTACCAACTTGATCAGGACCCCAGTGATAGTCTGTATATATTGTTCCAGTTCCTGCATTATATAACGCAGGATCGGAAGTCAATTGGTAATCAATATCCGCACCAATTGCATTTAATAGTTTTCCTTTAGCATGGTCAATATAATCTATAGAAGATAATATAACATTGTTTGACTTATTGTAAATGAATGTTCTACCAATGCTGTTGATATCTACTGTAGGTGCTTGTTGTCTTGTGCGGGACCAGGTACTTGAACCAGCATTGTAAGTATATACTGCCCAGCCTGTTGCGCCAGCATTTGTATCTGTGTTTACCCACTGACGATCATTAGTTAACCAACCGTTGGGCGGAGGGTTATTGCCAATTGATGCGTCATTTGATATTACCATAGATTGCAATGTAAAGATATTACCAGTGCTTGATATACTACCACCCGACGCAATAATGTTTGCGGTGTTTTGTATTGTAATTGTTACACTTGTATTATTTGGAATACTATTAACTTGATATAAACCATCATATACACTACTAAATCCTTGTACTACAAAGAATTCATTTTGGGTTAAACTATGTGTAGTATTAAAGACCAATTGTGCAGTTGATCCTAATGAATAGTTCAAGTTTGCTGTAGTCAATGGTGTTGCGTTAGTTCTATATACGTTCCAACCGCCGCCAAAATCTTTGGCTACCCAAATTTTATTACCATCAACAATACCAGGTAATGCAGTAATAGTTGAAATATCAAAAATTTGATAATCAACATCGGCTAAGTTTACGTAACCAGATGTAGGTAAGTCCGACGAGTATGCAACATTCGCTCTGTTGTTATACAATGAGGTAGAAGTACTGTATATGTTACTAGCATTATACACGTTTGATGTTGTGGTATTTCCAGTTACTGCTAAATTAACAATGATGTTTCCAGTATTGTAATTATTAGTTGCAGTGAGTGACACAGGGTTTGTTAAAAATACACTTTGGTCTAAAACAAATTCTGTGTATTGGTTACTATTAACTGATCCGTATTGCCCAACTTGAAATGCCCATTCTTCGTATACGTTGATGTTGCCTGCAATCGTGTCAAAGGTTGCACTAGTCAATGCTGTGATAGCATCAATTGTACCTTTTTGTTTAATATATCCCTGGTAGAACTTAGTCTGCGTTGGGACGCTAATTCCTAAATTGCTCAAGAACGGGCGTTCGCGGAAGCCAATTAAACCTGCGCTGAATAGTTGGAAATTCTTATCTTGTGGCGGACTGTCTACGTCATAGATATTTTCAAATACTTGTGCATTGTGACCAAAGCTAGGAAGTAAACCTGTTTGAATATCACCAATATTGATTTGTGTCCAGTTGCTTAATGCAAAGTTCTGGCTAGCAACAATATCTATAGGTGCTGTATAAGTTGCATTGTTATAGGTTACCAAGTCGCCTTGCTTGTAATCAGTGCCAGGTTGCCAATTTGCAATTTTTGGATTGCTGTAGATATACCCAGCTGCACTTAATGCGCCGTCCCATCCACCGGTTTTTACTCCGTTTAGTTTTAATCGGAATTGACGTGTGCCTTGCTCGGGAATATAAATAATATCGCCAAAGTCATCAATATTGTCAAATATTAATGTAGTTTCGTATTGAATTAAGTCCAACTCTGCAAATGCAATACCGGTAGTGTCTAGTGTACTAACCTGGAACTGATTGTACAATGGTGCCGTAGGGCTATCGCTTCTAAGAATATTAAAATTAGTACTCTTAATTGGTGCAAAGTTTGTATTTAATAAACGGCTACCGTTGGGAATATTAGTAATTTCATCAATGACAGTCCCAATTGTATTAACTTCTAGCACATCTACTACAGGATTTAATACCAATATTGTGCCAGTGGCCCAACCCTGTTGTGCCCAGGTTAGGAACTCACGTATACTCAATATCCAATCTCGTGTGGTTTGCAACTCTATGTCAAATGTTGTGAACAAGAAACCTTGACTGGACAAATACCGTTGATAACTAATTAAAAAGTCTGCTACCTGTTGTGGCGAAGTAAATGTAGTCCCGTATGGAATAGTTAACGGAGTTTTACTACCTGTCTGATATATCTTAGCTGTTAAATTATTTACAGTAATTGTTTGCGAATTATTATTTGCAACACTTGGTAAAATATTAAAGAATGGGTGTGACGTATCGTATCCAGACACAGAATAACCGTTGTTGGTTTTTGTTACTACTACACCGCTATACGAAATAGTTTTAACAGGAACCGGCTTGCCAAGATAAACAACATAATTTTCCGTAGGAATAATAATACTAGAATTGGTACTGCCGGGACTTGTTTGCTCGGCTGTAATGCTAATCAGATTCTGATCTGTAAATCCAGCAACTTTATATGCTAGTTGTACACTAAAGTTATTAAAGTAACTTTCAATTTTAGCAACAGGATCCATGCCAAGATTCTTAACATAGTCAGCAATCCAGTTTAAGTAACCACATGTTCTTAGTACTGTGCCAGGACTGGTCATAGTATCGCCATTTACGGTCAATAATGTTGGGGCAATCTTTTGATTAGCTAGATTACTGAATTGTCCGGTAACTGGATTTTTATAAAAGCGACTCAAGTCTAACATTGTAGGAAAATACTGCGCCGGACGAGCCAATGCCAGTGCCTGCTGAATAGCAAAAGGATAATCACTACTACGGCGCCATGCTGTTTCTACAGGACCATATTCCCCAACTTGAAAACTATTACTAGCAGATGTTGGATTTTGTTTACCAACAATCCCAATTGCAGTTGGATCTAATAGGTTACCGGCAGAATCAACAGGTATAAACTTGGTTAGTCCCGGACGAGCAAATCTTACGTCGTGGTATGCTAGAGCGTTACTGCCGTTCCATACATATCCAGCTTCTAAGTCAGCCCACAATGTTGTATTACCACTTGTGTAGGGTGCAGGACCATATCGAGTTGCCCACCATGATGGTATTTTTGTCAATCCCAACATGTTCCATGGACTAGTGTGTGGGGTATCTGTGTCGAACCAGTAGTTGTAAATGGCTCTCCAAGACCCCTGTAAGTAACTACCATCTACGCTGTCTGTCCATTGGTCGTAGTTCCAAGTCCACGGATTGTTTTCATTGTAAGATTCGTTTGATGTATAATCAATGTTGTTACTACCAACCCATTCCAAGAAATTCTGCGTGATTAATTGTGTCCACTCGGGCAAACTATAATCGGTTTTACGGAAACGCCCAGGGATCACATCGTAGTGATTTAGAATACCACGTTCAACTGTAGATTTGTTATTGTTGTAGATACGTTTTTCAAGTTCAAATAAGAATTCGTCTCTGAAGTCTCCAAACGCCGGAGTAATACTACCATCGTGTCCTTGAATAGCCGTGACTGGGGTTAGGTAAGTAGTATCTGTAAATATTGCCGGGGGGTAGTCTTGTGCTAATCCCAACTTGATTGGAGTCTCAGGAACATAATTTCCATCAGTGTCCGAGTAATCGCGGATCATTAATTTGTCACCAAATGTTAGCGGTATATTAATTATAACTTCTGGGCTAACAGGATTAAAAGAATAATCATTGCCATCACCAATTAATTGAACGCCATTATGATATACCAAAACTGCGCGATTGCTCAACGCAGTGGTGTCAAAGATGCTGTTAATTTCGTAGTTTGTCTGACGAGCATTTAATACAGTATAGTTAATTGTAGAATAGTTACTACCTTGTGGTACCATATCGCTATAATACCAAGGAAAACTACTGTTCTTAACAGAGTTAATACTTGACATGATTGTGTCAACACCAGAGATTGGATCGTTATAATCTAATCCTTTTAGCGTTTGACACAGGTGTAAAAACTTATTCTTAAAACGCTGATATTCATTTCTTGCCAGTGTTAGGCCATTAACGATATTAACCACTGGATCAGTCATGAAAGTCATTGCATAGATTGCCGGACTACTATGTTGTAGTAGCGTGCCGCCCTGTGCTTTTAAATATCTGTCTTGAGAAGGAATAGTGGCACTAGAACTAAATGTTGTATTTTCAAGTAACTTATTATAGTGTGTGCGAATTTGACCAAGTGTAATCCCAGAGTTCGCTGAACCAACTGCCGGGAATACTTGATTTAATGGATTAAGATCGAGGTTCTGCGGAATCTGATAAAACCCAATTGCACTAACGCTATCACCGAATACTGCAATGTCAATTTTATCACCAACTGCCGGTGTAGACATCAATGCTATAACATTGTAAACACCATAAGGTATTAAATTGTAATCGTTGCCAGGTTCTAGTATTTGATTATTTACATAAACCTTAAGATGCGGAATAGTTGCAGAATCTACAGGCAATGCATCAAGTTGAATAGCTGCATAAGCACCAGCTGGAGTAATTGATCCAATTGGATATGTTGCACTAGTATCTTGTACAATAGATAAAGAGCGACCATCAAAAAACTTAGTTATAAGTTGATATTGTTCAGTTGGCTCAATACCCACCAACCAATTATTCAACTTGATTGTTTCACCATTGGCATTATTTTTAACCAGGTATCCTGTGTTACATGCAATCTTTGATGTGGTGTTTACACCAGACTCGTAAGTAAAGGTATCAGTGTCGTATGAGTTTTCAAATACAATATCGCCAATGTTATTAAAGTTTTGATACTGTAAAGGAAAGCCCAATACAGAATCATTGGTGCCTGTTGCCACAGTTGGATAACTAAAGAATGTTGTTCCACTAAATGTGCTGCTAGGATATACTGTAGTGTCGCTGAAACTGTATCCGTTATTGTCTACTAGATCAAACAGTGGTGCTTGGTTAAACGCTGTTTTTTCTTGACTGCTATGCCAGCTGGTTCCATCAAACCAGAATGTTTTACCAACGTTGGCACCCTGAGAAATTAAAACAGATTGTCCAGCAATAACTGGATCATCCGATGTTTCAATTAATCTTAAGAAATATTGACTATTAATATATTCAATGTCAACTTGCCAAATTTCATTTGCAACGGTGGTATCGTAGTCATTTGCAAAAATAACACGCATACCTTGAGTCAACAATATTCCATCAAGCGTATACGACTGCTGTCCCTCAATGTGAACGAAGGCATCTGTACTATCAAATGTAATTAAATCAACACTATTCTTAGCTTGTGATCCAAAGTTGAATAACTGTAGGTTGGGTTCAAATTCAATGATAGCACGACGGCCGGACATATTAGGCCCGTAGTTGACTGAAGTGTTATTGTATGCGGCTGTGGCATTCAATACATCTTTATGGAACCAACGGTTACTACGGCTCCAGGCATTACGATCCTGGCTAGAGCGATTAATAGTTATATAATCTGTGGTTGTTGCGATTTCTGATGCAAACGATTCAGGTACAATCAATTGATCAACTGGGGCAAGTGCAATACCAGTGCCAACACCATCAACATAATATTGATTGCCTGCATAGGTGCCAGGGACAACTAAGCTATCAAACTGAACTTTAAGTCCATTGGTGAATATCACGCCGTTTGGACTTGTGTAATTGGTTTTACCAAGAATGTCGTTATTAATATCAATTGGTGTTGATACGTTATCTACTAATTTGATTTGTCCTACAAATTCTGGATTACTACTATCTTGATAAAACAAGTAAGCAGCAGGAGCTGTGATCAATGGCACACGTTGATATATGTTATTTTGATTCAACCAGAATTGAGTTGATGCATACGTTTTACCGGATCCAATAAAGATCTTTTGTAATGAAGCTACACCAACGGTTGGACGAATTTGTATTGTATAATCTGATCCTGTGGGTACCAAATTAATTTGCCATACGCCCGGGCGGTTAGCTGTAGGAACAACGCCTGGCATTAGGCCGCCGGCCACTGTCCAGAAACTATCGTCTTGTGCATTGTTAATAAAAATAAATGTTTTATTTTGTAATTGATTAGTAATGCCATCTAGGCCTTCGGGAAAGTTCTTCAGGAAGGTACTTAATAATACGTTTTGTATGTCAGTATAATTAAATGTTACTGCGGCACTAACTGTAGCATTAGTGGGCATACTAACAAAAAAGTCTTGTGCATTTGATTGCGGAACATTAAATTGTATTACGCCAGAGTCTGTGCCGTTGTTACTAACACCATATACTTCTCTGGTATTAATAGTTGCCACGTTGGGATCTACGCCATTAACGCCTTCTTCACTTTGAATCCAGAAGTTAAAGCCAGGTTGGTCAACTATAAATTTATATGTACCCCCACGAGCCAATGTCAATTGCGTATTAGGATGTCCGCCATAGGTACTAAATGTAAAACCACCCACTGCTGTATTTCTTGTAACTGTGTAGTCTGCCAGTAGTGGAGTTGCGCCGGATGTTACTTCAACTGAGTCCGGGCCATTTGGTATCCAGTAGTAATTGTTATAGTTTACAAACTTATCGTAATCAAAATGTCCATCAAAATTATAATAGTCAGATGTAAATAAACGTTGATGATTATCTACTAGTCCGCCATTGTTTGCAATACTTTGTAGTAGGTCAATATATCCACTGTTTAATACCACATTGTTGTTTTTATCTTTAACCACAACACTTGGCTCAAGTTGATAGTTGGCACGCTGAGTACTAAACTCAGGAACATAATTGTCGCCTAGTTTATATGTTGGAGCAAATGTTCGACCAATATATCCACTAACCGGAATGTTAACTGCATCAGTTAATAACTGATCTATAGTTGCGCCAAGGAAGCGTTGGTTGGTTACCGATTTAAAGGTATCTGGTAAAAAATTAAGTGTTGATCTTATTGCCATTAATATGTGCCTACGATAGTGTTGCCAAGATTAAGTTGTGCTGCTGTTACTGCGCTAATAATATCTACGTCATTGACCGTTGCTGCACTTGTAATAATTTCCCAAGGTTCAGCGTTAATCTGGAAGTAGTTACCAAATACCAAGTTGTCGTCTGCTGGCACAATTAACACACTAGCAATAGTAGGAACTAAACTTGTATGTAGGTATGCCGCTAATTCACTAAAATAGAATGTGTCACCAAAGTCCCAGTTTGCAATGTTAAAGTATGCGTTGATCGCAGCAATAACCTGACTCTTAACTTCGTTAGGTGTAATACTAACTGCAGGGTTAATAACAACCTGGAAGCGAGCACGTAAACTAGGATCAGCTTTAGATCCAAAGAGTGGTTTAAATTTAGCAGGATTGTAAATTAAACTATCACTAACTGTTTTAAAATTGTCTAATTTACTATAGGCAATTTCTAAACTACTTGAAGTTGGTGCAACAGGCTCTACTAGAGTACCTGTTAAATCCTGTATCCAATTCATATAGCTTGTTGTGTAGTCTGCTGTTAATACATATAGGTCAATCAAGTTAACCGGTGTAGGATCAACACGATTACGATTTGGGCTATTGTGTTTATACTGGAAATATAGACTGCTACGTGATGTTGCGGTGTTGGCAACTGTAGTATATAAATCAGGATTGTCTGGTGTGCCGGTCATTTGTGTTTGCGGGAACGATACTAAAATTTCATTGCGACTAACATAGCCATCGTTTGCTGTGATGACATCGTATATATCCCAGATAATATCTGTGCCAAGCGGGGTACTATTACCAGGGTGTGAGTTTATCTTTAAGATTTTAATTAAGTCAGCAACAGGAGCACCAATTGTTGAATCATAAACTTTAACAGTTGGATCAAAGTAGAAATTGGTCTCAGATGCACTAGCAAAACTATACTGTAATGTTTTGTATTGAATATTGTATAAGCCGGCATTGTATGTAAACTTCAATAACCAATTGGTACTTGAACCAATTTGACTTGGAGGAATATTGGCCCACACTTGATTTACTTGATCAAAATATAAGCCAAAGTTGACCATTGACTGAATTTGTGTGGCTATAGTTGTAATCACCGATCCAGTTAAATCATTTTTAATTGGAGGAATAATAGAACTTACAATAGATCCGGTTGGTACAACCATGCCAAAGTAGGTTTGTGAATTGCCAACTACGTTAGTAACTGACGAATAGAATGATGTTGCATTTGAATTGGCATTTGTTAGGAACTTTACGCTTGATCCTGTTGTGACATATTTTAAATTGCCACTGGCAACATTGCCCACGTTGATTACGTTACCATTGTAGGTTAAATTACCGTAACTACTTGATGTAGTATTACCTGTTTGCACAAAAGTAACATTACTGTGCGTTGGCGCATAGCGTGGATAATTTGCATAGTAGTAGTTTGTCATTCCGGTAGAACTTAATACAGGAATAACGTCATTATAGATTGCAGAGTAGATATCGTTAGTGGTTAAGAAACTAAATGTTTCTGACCCAGTGATAGCATTGGCATACAATATACCATCGTCGGCAAAAATATTTGTGCTACTAAAACTGCCGGTTGTATCTAGCGTATCAAGATATAGACTTACACCACTACTTGTGCGGTTAACTGCTTTAATTTTTTGTATACTAGTAAAGTTTGTTAATGGAAAGATATTATAATCTTCACCAGTGATCATACGATTCTGTGTATAATAATTTTGCGGTGCGTATGTTTTAATACTTTGTAAACTTTGAGTAGCTGTTGCATTGGTTACAGTATATTGTAAACTAGCCACAACTGTTAGAGTCTGTCCGTTACCATGAGCATCAACATAGGGAATAGCAACTACAACGTTTGATAAATCATCTGGAGTAATAGTGTATGAAAGACCATTGCTTGTGCGGAAGTAAAAATTAAATGCGCCTTGCGGAATGTTGGCAAAAGAGCCGTCACCGAACACTAAACTGACCTGGTCATTGTTTAATGTATTAACTTGGTACAAGTTCTTGTTTGTTGATTGGTTAAAAACAACATTGATACCGGGTAGCGCAGGCACTTGAGTCCATAGTGTTTGCGGAACATTGTTTACGTTTAAGCTATACAACCAGCCATCGGAATTATTAATGTTGTTTGTTGCAACTGTAACAAAGTTGTTTGGAATAGCATTTTGTATTTTAAAGTTGGTGGCCTGCATACTTCCCTGTTTAAAGTACAAGAAGAAGCCAGTGTTATTACTGTTATTACCATTGTTGTCGTTTTGGTAAAGAATGTTAAATTGACCCAAGTTAGTTGGGTCGCGCTCATATATGTAACTTTGACCTAGTGTACTTGCACTAACAGCTTCAAAGTTAACTTTTGTATTCTGAATATTAACACTAAATGGTGCCAGGGGTAATGTATTGCGATTTAAACTAATTGTGTATTCACTAGTTTGTACGCCATTGATAGCCTGTGTGTTACCAGGTTTGCCGATTGCTTGGTTAGTAACCAAGGTAGCATTTAAAATTGTAGTGAACTGCTCTAACCAATTGGTATTGGTTAAATCGTTCCAATAAATGGTAGTATTGGCTAGACTATTGCCGTTACTGTCAGTGATGTTCTCTGTTGTACTGATACTGTTAAATTTAATTAGACCGCTTGCGCTTTGTGTACGGGTCGGATTATAGCTCAACATACGTGCTAATTTTAGAATACTGTCGCGACGTTGCGCTGTATCAATAAAGTTTTCACGTGCGTTTAGATCTGTGCGGAAACTCAAACTTTGACCCAAGAACGCAATCATATCAATCAGTGCCAGGTACTCACTTGATTCTAAGAAGTCATTGAATGTTTCTGGATAATAGGTCTGCAGGTAGTTGATCATTGAGTTACGAAGTGTTTCAAAGTCGTAACTAGTGAAGTCCGCATTAGTAAAGCTCTGATAGACCTTAGTCCAGTCCTGGTTTACTAAAAGATTTGTTTGACGTGTTGTTTGTGCCATATTAATGTTTACCTATATTGTATATTTATCGGCAAAATAATATGGGCAGTTAATTCGTGGTCAAAGTTGATGCATTTTTATTAAAGTTTAGCAGAATAGTGTCTGATTGATTTGACGGGATATACGATAGAGATATTTGAATTTGCAATCCATTGGTTTGCTGTGTAACATTTATACTAGAAACAGTTAATCTAGGATCATAACTAACAATTCGTTTGATATCCGACGTGATAATGTCTTGAGTTGTTTCGTTTAATGGCTCAAACAGCTGATCCCAGATGATTGTGCCAAAATTTGGTTGCATTAGCTTAGATCCTTTACGGATATTAAAGTAATTCATTAAATCTTGTTTGGCCAGTGCATAGTCCGTTAGGCTATAACGTTTTTTGTTAACTAAGGTGCTAAATCCGCGATATACTATTGCCATATTAATATTTACCTACTTAAAACTGTCACAGCATAACGGCCTGCATTAAAGACATTTGTACCGGCGCCAGTATTATTGTAGCGCCATGCCCATGCACCTGTTCCGCTTGTTCGTGATCCAGTGCCAAGTATCCAACATACGTAAAGCATGCCAGCTACTACATCAGCAGTATCATCATGTGTTATTGCTCCCACGTGTGTAGCAGAAACATATAAATCATTTAGATACTGGTATGCTAAATGATCTTGTGCCACAGTGGTTGTTAAGAATCCGTTTAGACTAGTAATATTATAAAAATAGTTTTCGTAAACATTTAATCCTTTGTTTACATACGTTGGGCGCCAGCAATGACGATAGTTTACGCAATCAGTGCCATATGCGGCATTGGATCCAAATGCAATCAGTCCGTATGATTCTAATAGAGCTGGTGTAAATTGATAACGACCAAGTGCGTTGCCTGCGCCAATTAAATTATAATTCCAGTTACTTTGACTGTACCCAATTTGTGCTTGTAAATTTTGTATCTGTGTAGGTGTTAGAATACCAATGGTAGCCCAACTTGGTGCTGCAGAGGTAGTGGCGGCCGCAATACCAAGTAAACTGGTTGGTAGTGCATTAACAATTGGTTGCCCAAGAGAAGCGGCTATTCCTGCATCCATTATCTTTTCCAAGGTTCGTGTGCCGGAGCAATGGTACAAATACTACTGATTGATCCCGACGCTGTCCAGTTTGTGCCATTAAACGAAACATCTGGTAAGCTATTCATAGTTGGCATGGTAGCAGATGGGGGATTGCCTGACCCGCCGCCCAGGTTAATTGATTGGCCGGCTATGGTAGCAGGACCATTGGAGCTCATACTTAGTCCGCCACCGCTTAATAAACTTGCGCCGCCGCCACCAAACAGTTTTATTTGTCCGTTTGTACCTGCAGTCAACGAGCTCAATGCTTGAATATCAATAGTTTGCGGACTACTGATTTTAACACCCTTTGCACCACTAATGTTTACAGTATCATTGCTGTTGATGTTTAATGCTGCATCACTATGTAAATTTAAATCGCCTTTTGTTCTGACATTAAAACCTGTATCTGCAAATATGTTGATTTGTCCGTTGGATCCAAACTCTATCCATTGATTACCACTGGCACTAGCTATGTAAAAAATACCTTCTGTGTCATTCATTAAAATCTGATGACCACCACTTGATCGTAATCTGATTAATCTGTCTACTCCAGAAACATCACCGTCATCCATTACAAAACTATGGCCGCCCTGACGTGCTATAACTGCTTGTTTTGCATTTTCGCCAGGCGCAGCACTAACCTGCGGATTGTTCCCGGTCATTGAACGCCCAGGAGTACTAATACCGTATACATTACTAGGCGATTCACGTAAACTACTAGAACTAATTGCACCGCGTACTAAGTCTTGATCTAATCCCTGTCCAACTAAAATAATATTTTGGTACTCATGTACATAGCGCGGTGTGCTTGTAATTCCATCTGGAGTAAAACTAGATGAATCACCAGTGTATGCTTCTACTACCGGACTAACACTCTTACTGTTAAGTGCAGGAGTTAGTGTGTCTGCTGGATTTGGCGGTAGTGTTTTACTTTTGTCTGAACTGATATTACGAGCTAACCCGGGAACCATATGGTGGCTCATACTATCATAGATACATCCAATCCAATAGCCACGCTTTCTATCCCCTGCAGCAAATACCACTAAAACTTTATTACCAATGTCGGGAGGTACCATCCACATGCCATAACTCTGACCTGTGATAAATTGTGCGTCGGGTGCTGTGTCACTTGAATCTTGCGAGTCTGTGTTATAGGTTGTTCCATAGTATGGACTACAATAGCTTACAGGAATTTGATTGTTTGGGTCTGTTTTTTCTCCACCAAAGTCCGGAATGTACACCATTAACTGGCCCATACGTGTACCAACCACGTGAGAAACTACAACCGCTTCATAGGGGCCAGAGTCTACTGTGGATTCTGTGTTTTTACTATCCGCTTTACTAGCTGGATCTGCGCCCGAGCGTCTAAATTGACCTGTTGCCATTTATTGAATTTTTCCTTTAACCTTCGCCCCATCTAGTGGCGTCGTATGCTGAATCTACTGCGCCAGATGAGTTAAGTGTTGCTTGTCCGTTGTTGCCTGTTGCTGAATTATATAAATCGCTTGCTGCTGTAGCAACTGCGCCTAGTCCAGTATTTACTAGTCCGCCCAATGTTTGCACCGCACTATTGACTAGGCCTTGTGCTAGTTGACTTGTACCAACTGCGCCACGTCCAGTATTTGGAGCTCCGCCGGCAGCAACAAGTGCATCGTTTGATAATCGTATCATACTTAATACTTGTGTAAATGTGCCGCCAGTGAACGTGTTTTTAATTGTTTTTATAATATACTGCCCGCTGAACAAACTAGGTACTGTACCAATTGTTGGTGTCATTAATCCTTTGTTGGTCTGATCTATATCTATATCCACTGGTGTATTAATTGTAACAGATGCAATTAAGTCACCATTGTCCATTTTAATATGTCCATATTGTTGTGCAAAATCTGATTGAGATATTTCTGCCAACCAGTTAGTACTTGTTGTTGGGCTTGGACTATATAGCCAATCGTCCTGTTTAAGTAGCGTAGGATCACCAACAATAGTTAACTCGAGATTCTGCATATCGCCCTGTAATTCACTATATACACTTCTCATCAAGTTCGCTGTTGTTTGTGCAGCCGGATTAGCAATAATGTTCATACCAGTATTATCGCGTTGATCGTTTACAATATTTTTGTATCGCAATGGTGTGAGATTTTGTATTGATCCAAAGTTTGGAATCAAATTTAATGCTCCCATCAGTGCAGAACTTAACGATATTGCGGGCCCACTAGCTAATACAGTATCTAGCCCAGTACTGGCAGTAGGTTGCGTTGCAGCAACAGATGAAGTATACGCATTTACCGCTGTAAAGAATGTTGCGTCAAAGTGAATATTGAGATCTAGGATATCAATGTTGTGTCCAGTGTATATATAGCTGTATGCTTTTGACGTATATGGTCTACTGTCTGTCAATAATGGTGCTGCTGGATGCTTTGCGTCGTATACACTATATTGGTGTATGTTGTAGGTGTATACCTTGGGATATATGTTTCTGATAGAATCAAATACTCCATTGGTTGTTACCCCAGCAGCACTTGTTCCTGCATAGGTAGTCTGAACTACCGTTTTATAAGTGTTTAGTACTTGCGTCATTGACGTTTGTACTTGGTCTGGTGTTGAGCTTTGTAAATCTAATCCAAGCTGTCCTATCAGGTAGTCTGATTGTATTAATACTTTATTAATAATTTCCTGTATTGACGTACCCGATGCAATACTAAAGTTTCCAGTTGACAAGTCAATTGAACTAGCGTTTGGGTTGGCCTGGCTCAGGCTCATTTGTTTGTCATAAACAATTTTACTAGAGGCAATAGACGAGTCTATGTCAAATTTATAACTGTGAGCAGATTCAGCTTTTTTATCAGTTACTTCTTGTTGTAAAAATTTATTCAATTGACTAGTAAATGAATTAGGTAATGTTGCATCAAAAAATTCACCTACTGTTTTTGCGATTACTGTTATATTTTTGGGAATCTTAGCAACTTCGTCTGCGTGTGCTTCGTGTCCTGCGGCAGTAAATGCAAGTGCGTATTCGGCGCCGCGGTTAGATACTTGTATTTTAAATTCTCGAATATTAATCGGAAAACGTTTTCTGTATATGCTGGTTTGGCTTGCAGGTACTTGATTCCCTGCATCGTCGTATCCAACAAAATCTATTTGCAACATATAAGGTTGCTGAAGATAATTTGATTTGCCTGAAGGGTTTAGTACTGTGTCTGCTTTTACTAGCGTGTCTAATAAAGTAACGCCATACGGTTCTGCTATAGTTAATGTACCGTCTGTCATGTTGCTACTTTTACTAGTAGAGTTTAGTCCTACTACAGTATTAAAATCTATTGTTTGAATATTATAGTTTAGGCCCCGTTGCGTTGGCAATCTACGGTCTGGGTATAGTCCACTGTCTTCAGCAATTACATAACTATTTAATAACGGTGTAGTTGTACCTGTACCAGCATCGCCGCTATCAATTAATGCATTGTAATCATTGATGTCTAACCACCATAAACTTGTTGCATAGGTCCAACTAGCATATTGATGCATTGGATTTGGAATCGCAGATCCTGCCACTGGAGCTTTGATAACGCTACCAAGAAGTCCTGCCAATGCTCCACTGAGTGCACCGTTTAATCCGCCGCTTAGGCCACCAGACAATGCCCCGCTTAACGCACCTGCTAATGCGCCGCCAATTGGTCCAGACACCGATCCAGCCAATGCAGTAACTCCGCTGGATAATGCTGAATTTGCTGCACCAGCGATAGGCGCTGTTACACCTGCGGCCACAACACCAGTTAAATCTTGATTAACTTGGTCAGCTGAAAAAATTGGGGTTGGATCTGCCATTGGTTACAATCCTAAGGTTGCTTTTACCACTGACATTGATGGAACATATATAATAGTTGGTGCCACAAAATCAAATAACGGATCTACCAGTGTATTTGGGTTGCGTACTGCAAATAACCACCACAGATTACTATCTTGGTACATATCGTATGCTAACAAATCCGGACGTAGATTGTACGGTGGGTCAATTTGATATAGCGCATCGCTTACGTCCGATGGGAATACAATTCCTTTCCAAATGTCAAGGAACGGTCCCCATACAGGGGTATTACGATAAGGACTAGTTGTTGCGTATGTTGCCATTATAAGAATCCTCCAGGCCCAGCTACTCCGCCATTGCTGGCTTGTTGTGTAGCACCAAATGCACTTCCTGGGTTGCCCGAGCCTGCACTATTAATCAATGCACCTTTGGCAAAATCTTGTAAACTAAATCTCTGGCTCTGTGCCAGGCGACTGTACACAGGTTGAACTGTTAATGTTATTGTGCTGGTTGTTGGTAATCTAGTACTATTCAATACAGGATTGGTTACAAAAGGATTATACGTTACGCCAGGTTCTGGAATATCCATATAATCGCTGTCAGTTGGCATAGCATGATTAAAACTTGTTACCACGCAAGGCACGTTGGGCAAGTAGTATTGACCATATCCGTTTAAGTATACAATCGGTGGCGGATTACCTGCTAGTGGATCTGCACCAAAGAACATTTTTGTCAATGATCTAAAAAAGTAAATTGTTGCCAATAAGTACTGACCTTCATTTACGTTCTGTACTGTAAAGTCGCCTGTGATTGTAATTGGTTGCACTTCTGAGTTATCATAGAAGTACTGGGCATAGTTATTGTGTAGTAATTTTTGTGCAGAATAGTTTGCTACGTGTGTAACTGAGATTGATGGGGTATATGGAAAAATTACACCAACACGGGTTTGTCCTGCTGGGCCAAATAAGCTGTTCATTCCCTGTGCCACTGCGCTGGTTACACCATTATTAGTTTCTGTGCGTAGCGGCGATAGTAAATTATTAGTTGGATCATTGTAGAAGTACTTGCTGTTTGGCGGAAGTGTAATACGCACACGCCAATCATAGTTTGCCTGCGGGTAGTTAACTACCACCTGTGGTCCTACTGTTCTGGAACCGCCGGGATTTGATGTACTATATGCAAACATGTCATTGACATTTTGTCTACTGGCTGTAGGATTGTAACCAACTTGTCCCTCAACTGAATTAAGGACGCTTTGGCCAATCTGAGTTAGTAAACCCTGGCTTTGGTTTACTGCATTATTTAGAGGTTGGTTAGGTAGCACTGGCATACAAGTATTTATCGGCTGTATAATATGCCCATATTATGTTTAGGATACATTTCAAAATTAGGTTGACCTTTGGCAATTAAATATGTTAGTATGTGCTAACTTTAAAGGAATCACCGGATGGCTCGCAATAATTATCTGAATAACAAAGATATTCTCAAAGAAATTCACAAAAGCAAAAACACTTACTGCCACTATACAGACCCATCTGTTGCAGATTATGATATGATTTTGCCAGACGTAAGCAAAATTAATAAAAAGAATATCATGCAAGCACGTAAAGATCGTGCTGTCCGATTGCAAAAATTAGCCCACGAAGCCGCTAGTGCAGATGGTACTAAGCATAAAATGGACGAATTTGAAATTAAATTAAAAGAGATTGCCGATACCGATGTTGTGTTCCGTGTAATGACATGGGACCATATTCCTGTAGACGATGTTAAAAGCCGTAAAGCTGCTGTCAAGGCAATGGAATTAGAAGATGATGGTCCTGCTCGTTCAGAATATGATGACGACGAATTAGATATTGCAGGTAATACCAAATACGTTAAAGTAAATTTTCCACCATTTGAACATTTTCAAGTTACCGAAGATGGTACTCCTGTGCTAGTAGGACGTAGTCACTGGAAAGGTGATTTTGTTGCTGGTGTGTTTAGCCGCGAACACGGTAAAATGACACCAAAACTTGCTCATATGTTTATTAAGCTGTGCGAGCGTTATGCTACACGCTCTAACTGGAGAGGATATACATACAATGATGAGATGCGTAGCCAAGCATTGCTACAACTATCGCAAATTGGACTACAGTTCGACGAGTTTAAGAGCCAGAACCCTTTTGCTTATTATACTGCCGCTATCACTAATAGTTTTACTCGTGTTCTTAACATAGAAAAGCGTAACCAAAACTTACGCGATGATATTTTAGAAATGAATAATTTAACGCCTAGTTACACACGCCAGGGACAAAAGATTAGTTCCACATCGGGTGGCAGCGACGGCGGATACGATGATTGAAGTACCTAGTACTTTTATTACTCTTACCATTATCTGGGTGTAGTAACTTACACTCAGATTTCCCCGAAGCCTGTGTAGTAGGAGTACCTACCAATAAGAACTGTTTTTCCTTAGGTGGCGGCCCAGGCGGTATTAAACTTGGGCCATTTAACATAGTCGATCACCAATTCTAATTGAGCAAAATAAGATTTGAGTTTACTCAATCTTTCCTCTATACTGATTATTATGACAAATCTATTTAAAAAAGCTGCAATCTTTACTGACATACACTTTGGGTTGAAGTCTAATAGTACGCTACACAATGAAGACTGTTTAGCATTTGTAAAATGGGCCACTGCCAAAGCCAAAGAAGAAGGATGCGAAACCTGTTTATTCTTGGGAGATTGGCATAACAATAGAGCAAGTCTTAATATTTTAACCTTAGGCTACAGCCTACGTGCATTAGAGCACCTAAATGAAAACTTTGACAATACTTACTTCATTCCCGGCAATCATGATCTTTATTATCGCGACAAGCGTGACGTACAGTCTGTGGAATGGGCCAAGCACCTCAGCAATATACACATTTGCAACGATTGGACTACTTTCGGGGATGTCACTATTGCTCCGTGGCTGGTTGGAGATGACCACAAGCGACTTAAAAAATTAAAAGGTAAGTACATGTTTGGGCACTTTGAGTTGCCCGGATATTTAATGAATGCCATGGTTGCTATGCCGGACCATGGTGAGATCACCGGAGATGATATGCAAGGGTTTGAGCATGTTTTTTCTGGCCACTTTCACAAACGACAAACCCAGCGCAACGTTACCTATATTGGTAATGCGTTCCCACATAACTATGCCGATGCCGGCGATGATGATAGAGGGTTAACTATTTTAGAATGGGACAAGCCCCCTGTATACCATAGTTGGCCCGATCAACCTATGTATCGTGTGTTCAGCTTAAAGGATGTATTGAATCATACAGAAACTATGCTTAAACCAAATATGCATGTTCGTGTAAACTTAGATGTAGATATTAGCTACGAAGAAGCAACCTTTATTAAAGAAACATTTATTGAAACATACAAGCTGAGAGAGATTACTCTTATTCCAGCCAAGGTAACTGATCTAACCGATTACGAAATAGCTGGTAATATTGAATTCGAGTCAGTCGATCAGATTGTGTATAGTCAGTTAAGCAGTATTGACAGTAACCAGTACAATCCAAATTTATTATTGGATATCTACAGGAATCTATGAGGATTTATACCAACGGATGTTCATTTACTTACGGTGACGAATTACAGTCACCCGATACATCTGCGTGGCCAGTGCTGTTAGGTAATCTATTAGGTGCAACAACTGTCAACGATGGGGTGAGTGGAGGTACAAATTATAGAACTATATACCGCACCATTAAGCAATATCAACATAATTTTGATTTGTACGTTATAGCATGGACCACTAATACCAGATTTACTTTTTATAAGTCAGACAACAATTACGAGATAAACTTTAATCCGGCATTGCAAAACAGCATGTACGGTAATAGCTCATTTTATCATAATTGGGGCGAGACCCTATACAATGTTTGGTACAACGAGCTGTATGCTTTTAAATTATGGCTTCAGCAAATTATACAATTACAATCTTTTATCAAAGCACCATGTCTGATGATCAATACAATGCATAATAATATAGGTAAATGGTTTGCACCTAAGGAGCAGTTTATAGATTCTGTCAGAGAGTTAATCAATTTTAATATCATGACTGACGAACAAATATTTGACGAATACAACGAAATACAGTACTATGTACAACTAATCGACACATCAATGTTTTATAATTGGAATGCGTTTTATATTCAAGATTTATGTAACAAATTTCCGTGTGGACCAAATGGACACATATTAGAAGCTGGTCACACTCACTTGGCAGAATTATTATATAATCACTTATGTTTAAAATAAAAGATTTAACCGTTAAGAACTTTATGAGCGTGGGTAATACTACCCAGGCTGTTAACTTTGACCGGCAAGACTTAACCCTGGTACTAGGTGAAAACTTGGACCTGGGTGGCGACGATTCTGGTGCACGGAATGGCACAGGTAAGACTACTATTATTAATGCCTTAAGTTTTGCACTTTACGGCAATGCTCTTACTAACATTAAGAAAGATAACTTAATCAATAAGACCAATGGTAAAAACATGATGGTTTGTATTGATTTTGAAAAAGACGGAGTTAACTACCGCATTGAACGTGGGCGCAAGCCAAATATAATGAAGTTCTTTGTGGGTGATACAGAAAAAGAAATCACCGATGATGCACAGGGCGATAGTAGAGAAACACAAGCAGAGATAGAACGTATGTTGGGTATGAGCCACGATATGTTCAAGCATATTGTAGCACTAAACACCTACACTGAACCGTTCCTTAGTTTAAGATCAAACGATCAACGTACTATCATTGAACAGTTACTGGGCATTACTTTATTGTCAGAAAAAGCAGATAGTTTAAAAGAGCTAAACAAAAAAACTAAGGATGCTATTACCTCAGAGGAGTTCCGCATTAAGGCCGTAACAGATGCCAACGTTCGTATACAAGAACAGATCGAAGCATTGAAGCGTAGACAAACCCTGTGGAACAACAAGCACGATGAAGAGATTAACAAGACACAAGATGCGATCGAAGAGCTTCAGAAGATCGATATCCAGGCCGAGATTCAGGCACACCAAGCGTTCAAAGCCTGGGATCAGACTCGAAAGGATCTCAATGAATTATCTTCGGCGATTAGCCGTACCAAATTGGACCGTAACCGCGAGGAGAAAACGATTAGCAAGATATCAGCAGAACTTGTTTCGTTGGAAAGTCATACGTGCCATACGTGCGGACAAGAGTTCCATGACGAAAAGCACCAACAGGTCCTGGGATCAAAGCAGAGAGAATTATCAGTGGCACGGGAGAGTGCGGAATCTCATGTTGCCACTTTGGCTGAGTTACAACAAGCTGAGTCTGGGCTGGGCAAACTCGGCACCCGTCCAGTAATGTTCTACGATAAAGAAGCGGATGCTATTCATCATCAAGCCACGGTAGATAATTTAATTAAACAATTAACTGCCAAAGCCGCAGAGTCGGATCCTTATAATGAGCAAATTGCAGAAATGCAAACTACAGCATTAGAAGAAGTTACATATGATGTTATTAACGAGTTATCTAACTTAAAAGATCACCAAGAATTCTTGCTTAAACTGTTAACAAACAAAGATTCGTTTATTCGTAAGCGTATCATTGATCAGAATTTAAGTTATTTAAATGCCAGATTAGGGCAGTACCTGGATCGCATCGGCTTACCACACACAGTTAAGTTTAATAATGATCTGAGTGTAAGCATTACAGAACTGGGACGTGACCTAGACTTTGATAATTTATCCAGAGGCGAGCGCAATAGACTTATCTTATCTCTATCCTGGTCGTTCCGTGATGTATGGGAAAGTTTATATCAACCAATTAACTTATTGTTTATTGACGAGCTAATCGATTCGGGCATGGACAGTAACGGTGTTGAAAATAGTTTAAGTATTCTTAAAAAGATGAGCCGTGAAGCCAACAAGTCAATTTGGTTAGTATCTCACAAAGACGAACTGGCAGGCCGGGTAAACAATACCTTGCATGTTATTAAAGAAAACGGATACACAAGTTATAATACGGACGTAGACATTGTTTAACAGAGATATAAAAGTACTGCACATTGAGCCAACTGATGTTTGTCAGGCGGCCTGTGCCCTTTGCGCTCGTGAGATCGATCCTGCGTTTGATAAAACTATCAAACATCATTTATCTGTTGATCAAATTAAAGAAAAGTTTAGCGAAGACTTTATTCGCGGGCTGGACAAAATGTTTATGTGTGGTAACTACGGTGATCCTGCCGCAGGCAAATACACATTAGAAATTTTTGAATATTTTAGAAGTATCAATCCTGATATTACCTTAGGTATGAATACCAACGGTGGATTACAAAGTATGACCTGGTGGATTAAACTAGCACGATTGCTCAGAAAGCCAAACGATTTTGTTGTGTTCAGTATAGACGGGTTAGAAGATACCAACCACATATACCGCAAAAACGTTAGTTGGGAAGTGCTAGAAGCCAACGTAGCATCATTTATTGCTGCCGGTGGCCCTGCCCACTGGGACATGCTGGTCTACAAACACAATGAACATCAAGTTGATGCTTGCGAAGCACTAGCAAAACGAATGAAGTTCAAATGGTTCCGTGCCAAGGTTAGCAAGCGAGAATATATTAACGGGCTAGAGGAACCAGCCAATTGGCAACGACCAACATACACCCCAGGTAAAATCGATTGTCACGCACTGGCAGAAGCAAGCATTTACATAGATGCACAAGGCAATATTAGTCCTTGTTGCTGGTTAGGCGCAAGGCAACAAGATTTTATCACAGATATTAATCAAGTTGCAATACACTGGGATAACCCAGAATTGGCAGATCCTGTGTGTGTTATCACTTGCACCGCCAAGGCCAATATAACTGTATTTGAAAGTCAATGGCAACGCGAGGTTGAACTATGCTAGCCACGTGGCATTTTCATATTGAAATATCTAGTAAGTGTACTTTACGGTGTACTCGGTGTGCCCGACAAGAAGTCCCAGATAGTTTAGTTAATACTGAGTTAGATTTAGAGTTTTTTAAAAGAAATTTTACATCAGAATTTATTCTTGCTAATGTTGAGAAGATTACGTTCTGCGGCGACGATGGCGATCCTATATATGCACACGATTTAATTGCAGTAATTGAATATATCAAAAGTATTAAACCTGTTGAGATTGTTATTGTTACCAATGGTAGTCATAAGAAAACAGAATGGTGGACAGCACTAGGCAATGTGCTCACAGAAGTAGATACTGTACACTTTAGCGTGGACGGGTATGACAATGCAAGTAACAATTTGTACAGGATAAACAGCGATTTCGTGTCTATTGTCCAAGGTATTGAGGCTCTAAGGGCTACCAGCCGGTGTCGTTTAGTATGGGCCGCTATTGCGTTTAAATTTAACGAAGATCATATAGAATACATGCAGTCTTTAGCAACAAAATTAGGAATGGATGCTTTCCAATTAACTCGTAGTACTAAGTTTGGAAAGATATATCCTAGCTACGGAATTGATGATCCCTTACAACCTAGCGATAGATATGTAAGTAGTTCACACAGGTTTGAAAGAGATGTTGTAGTATTGACCAAGCGCGGACTTAATGCTGAAGTTAAGCAGATCAATTTGGAATTATTTAAGAAGACCCGGCCGCAAGGCGATGTTGTACCTAATGTAGTTCCTTTATGCGAAATTGGTAACAAGGGCTTGTACATAGATGCACAAGGTAGATTGTTTCCTTGTTGTTGGGTAGCTAATCGCTATAGCCACAATACAGAATGGCAGGAAATTGCTGGTCGTTTTAATTTAAACACTAGAACTCTTCAAGATGCTGTAAATGACAAGTTTTGGATTAGAGATTTTAAGCAGTTTGCATGGCAAGAATGCCGTACTAAGTGCACCAGAAATGTAGTAAATCAAGAATATGCAACTTCCTGGTAGAAAGAGATAACTACTATGCATGTCATGGCTTTACGAAACCTCTCTAGTAGAATCTCTTCCCGAAGATTGTGTCGGATTTGTTTATTTGATTACTAATAAACTGTCTGGTAGAAAATATATTGGCAAAAAGCTCGCAAAGTTTAGTAAAACAGCGTATAAAGTAGTTAAGCTGAAGAACGGAACTAAGAAGAAAAAGAAGATTCGTAGCAAGATTGACAGTGACTGGCAAGACTATTATGGTTCTAGCCCGGAACTAACAAAAGATGTAGTTGCATTGGGGGTCGAAAACTTTAGTAGAGAAATACTTTACTATTGTCGATCAAAATCCGAATGTAGTTACATTGAAGCAAGAGAACAATTTGCTCGTAGAGTATTAGAAAGCAACGATTATTATAACGGACACATCCAGGTCCGTGTACATGGCTCACACATTATCAACAAGATTTAATTCAATAGACACAAAGTCTGCTCAGTAGTAACAATCAATATACAGTAGTGACTCGCACAGGTTAATATCATGTGCCTATGACAACCGGATAATAACGGGGACGGAAGTCTTGCCGCTGTAGCAAGCACTTAGCAACTATCCTTAACAGGACGATGATCGGATATGCCTATTAACAACCGGTTTTGCTATTTGAAAAGATTTTAGGAAAGGCTAAAAGAAGGAGTAATACTCCTACGTTATTAAATATGTTCACGTATATTTAATAGCCGCCGTCGTAATAAAGACGCACTTCGAGGTACCGGACGACCGCCTCTGTAATTAGTGTAACGTGATGTGATTGTGCTACTCGGATAATGCTACAATTTTCATTTTGCCCTTTATCGGGCAAAGTGTGACTGATTAATCTGGATAATACTAGAAGACTTACGTATGTCTTAACATTATCTGTTTAATATCTTTAAGAAGAAAACGATTGCTGAATGAAATGAAAGCAATAGATCTGCGAAGTAGATCTTAAATCTGTTAAAAAAATGGAAGGCCGCTCTCTTTAGTAGTTTCCATATTTTTCTTAATAATGTTTCCTATGATTTCTCGTTCTTGAGAACTTAAAGCCATAGCATCATCGTAAGATATACCCCCACGCATATACCAACTCATTCTTAACGCTTCATCTCTAATGGCTCTAGACTCCTTGTCGTAGTTTTCAACTAACTCTACGATA